TGAAATATAATATTAAAGATGCTGACGGTAACATCACAAATACCATCACTGCTGACGCTGAGTTTGTTGCAGCTAACTTTGACCACTATGAGCTTTGGGTAGCACCTACACCTGTAGAGCCAACAGCGGCAGAAGCTGGGCGTATGTGGCGTGATGGCGAACTGTCATCTTCAGACACAGCAGCACAAACCCCAGACTGGCCTAACCGCGACAACATCTTGCTGTACAGGACTGCATTGCGTCAATGGCCGTCTACCTCAGACTTTCCTGACACACGCCCAACTTTAGGCAGCTAATATGATTGCAGAAATCTCAGCAGTCGTAGGTATCCTTAAGACTCTTAACGATGGCATTAAAACCGTTAAGGAATCAGGTGCTAACCTAACAGGGCTTGCTGGGGTTTTCTCTTCACTGACTGAAAGTAAAGCAGCAGTTGAGACTATTGAGCAAGCTACTAAGACAGGTGATCATGTGTTGACTCAGGAGGAAGCTCTTGAGTTAGCATGGGCTAAGGCTGATATACGTGCCAAAGAAAAAGAATTAAAGAAAGTAACACCAAGGGAAGTATGGAGAGATATGTTAGCTATACAACATAAGTCCTTAATGGAACATAAACATAGAATAGAGAAGACTAGGTTATCTAAGCTAAAGAAACAGCGTGAGTTGTCAGAGCTTATTAAAACAACCTTAGGGTCTTTATTACTACTCTCAGTCGCACTTGTTGTGTACTTGTACATATTATAAGGATATTTTTATGGAAGAATCTACAAAAGAAGTTATTGATGTAGCCGCTGCTTCAACAGCAGTCCTTACATTAGCTGCTTGGCTACCACCTATAGCTTCTCTTCTAACTATTATCTGGATGTCTTTAAGGATATTTGAATCAGACACTATCCAGAGCTTGATTAAAAAGGATAAATAACATGCCTCTTAAAGATCCAAGATTAAAAAGAGCAGGCGTTAGTGGATTTAATAAACCAAAGAGAACCCCTAGTCACCCTACTAAAAGCCACGTTGTTGTTGCTAAGTCAGGAGATACTATCAAAACAATCCGTTTTGGAGAACAGGGAGCTAGCACAGCAGGCTCCCCTAAGTCTGGTGAGTCATCTAAGATGAAAGCAAAGCGTAAAAGCTTTAAGGCTAGGCATGCAAAGAACATTGCTAAAGGCCCTTTGTCTGCAGCTTACTGGGCTAATAAGGTGAAATGGTAATGGCTAAAGGTGTAATGCATTATACAAAAGAAGGTACTCCCCATAAAGGCGGTACTCATAAAATGCCAAATGGTGAAGTTCACTCTGGTGCCGCTCATGGCCCTTTGTCTGCGAAACTTTTTCATTTTGAAGAACTATCCAATAAAGCAAAGGAGAAAGCTATGAGCTACGGTAAGGGTAAAAAGAAAAAGGCTAAATAACTATGGCTAGGTCAAACGAAAAGCTATGGAAAAGAATTGTAGCTAGGGTAAAAGCTGGAAGCAAGGGCGGTAGTCCCGGACAGTGGAGTGCCCGTAAGGCACAGATAGCTGGTAAAGAATATCGTAAAGCGGGTGGTAAGTATAACGGAGCAAAGACTAAAGCTCAGAAGTCCATGAGTAAATGGACTAAAGAAAAGTGGGGTACTAAGTCTGGTAAGAATAGTACACAGGGCTCTAAGGCTACTGGTGAAAGATACTTACCTAAGAAAGCTAGAGGTGCTTTGTCATCTAAAGAGTATGCTGCTACTAGTAAAAAGAAAAGGGACGACACTAAGAAAGGCAAACAGTTCTCTAAGCAACCTAAGAAGATTGCTAAGAAAACCGCTAAGTACCGTAAGGGCCCTTTGTCTAAGAAATAGGAGATAAGAATGTTAGCACAATTGATTGCACCTGTAACGGGTCTGCTAGATAAGTTTATTGAAGACAAAGATGTTAAGAACAAATTAGCCCATGAGATCAGCACTATGGCTGAGAGGCATGCTCAGGAGCTAGCCAAAGGTCAGTTGGAGGTTAACAAGGTTGAGGCTGCACACAAGAATATGTTTGTAGCTGGATGGAGACCTGCTGTTGGATGGTCATGTTGTTTTGCTCTTGTGTATTCTACTATCTTATCCCCTATCTTAGGTATCTGGTTTACTGTACCTCCTGTTGATAGCTCTTTACTTACAACAGTACTTATGGGTATGCTTGGTCTTGGCGCTATGCGTACTGTAGAGAAAACTAAAGGGGTTCAAAGGGAGAAATAATTATGAAAGATACTAAAAGTACTGTTTTTAAAAAGACTAAGCGTATGGCAAGAAATGCAGCAGTCTCAGGAAAACCCGGTGGTAAGAAGACTTCAAAGACTAAAATTACCGGCACTCCTTTATCTAAGAATTATAAGGATAACAAATAATGGCTAGTGGAATTGATAGTACAAAGCCAGTTGCAGGATCACCGACAACTGAGTCTGTAAGAGATAACTTTGCAGCAGCTAAAAATGAAAGTAACGCAGCCCTAAGATCTAGTTTAGACTTTGCGGCAGCAGCAGGTACAGTTGATGTACTAACTGCTGACTTTTCCTACAACGTAGTTAAAGCGGCAGGTGTACGTATAACAATTAAAGCATCTGGTGTTAACACTGGTGCTTGTACTTTAAACGTAGACAGTTCTGGAGCTAACCCTATAGTTACCGTAAGCAATGCAGCGTTAGTAGCTGGTAACATAGCTGGAGTTAACCATTACTTAGATCTAATGTGGAGTGCTACTTTGTCTTCTTGGATCTTAATGAACCCTGTTCTTATAGAGAGTGGAGTCATAGGTGCACCAAGGACTATTTCTTTGACTGGCGATGTAACTGGTTCTGTAAGCTTTAATGGTTCAGCAGATGTTACTACTGCAGCGGTTCTAGAAAGCCAAGGGTTACTTAAAGTTTATCCTGTAGGCTCTATTTACTTATCAGTGTTAGCTGCAAACCCTAGTACCCTATTTGGTGGGACATGGGTAGCTTTTGGTACTGGTAAGATGCTAGTTGGTATTGATGGTGCTGATACAGACTTTGATACTCTTGAAGAAACAGGTGGAGCTAAGTCAGCCGCAGCAAGTATAACTACCCCGAGAGATGGATGGGGTGCTGTCCAATCTAGTGGTAAACTTGCAGAGCCTACTACAAGTGGAAGGTTGATTACAGGTTCAGGTCTCGAAGAAAACAATGAGAATTTAGAATCTCTAGCACATGCGTCTGCAGATAGAACAACTAGTGTAACTTTAGCCACAGTGTCACCTTACGTTGTGATTAGCATGTGGAAACGTACAGCATAACAAGGAGACTTATATGCCAACTTCACCGAGAAGTCCGAGAGCTTTTTTCCCGGCTGATTTAACACCTCTAATTACATCGGGGTGGCAAACAAATAAATTTGATAAAAGTATTCCCTTCTGGGCAGAAGTCGATGGCATACAGTTTACAGAAACAGGAATCAGAAGAAAGCCGGGTAAGTCTTTGCTTTCAGCTTTAACATCAGAACCCATACGTGGCCTTGTAGCTACTGAAGAGTTTGATACTAAGGTTGTGTACGCTGGTTCTTTGTCTAACATCTACAGGTGGAGACAAGACTCTCCTACTGCAGCCGCAGTGGTAGTAGGCTCTGGGTTTAATCTTATTAATACATCAGGTGCAAGCTCTTGGGACTCTGGTAATTCTATTTGGGATGTTGGAGCTTCAGCGTGGGATGATGGTGTTATCGCAGCAGCCTCTTGGTCATTCACTAACTTCGGAACTTGGGTATTTGCTGCAGATGGTGTAGGCCCACTTAAGATTAAGAAAAGTAATGAAACCTTTGCAGAGTTACAGGTTAATAAAATATCTGGAGTTAACATTACTGCAGGTGGAATCAACCACGCTGTTAACGATACCTTAACTTTTTCTGGTGGCTCTGGTTCTGGGTTGACAGCAACTGTTACTGCTGTTAATGGTGGTGCTGTTGCAAGGCTCAAGGTTACAAACTTTGGATCTGGCTTTTCAGCTACTACCTCACTGACTCAAGCAAGTACATCAGGATCAGGTACTGGTCTAACAGCTACGGCTACTATGCCAGACTGCCCTTTTACTAGAGTGAGTGCAGTAGACAAGTCAGGCCCACACCTACTAGCAATAAACTATGATAAGGCAGCAACTGATCATCCTTATGATGTAGCATGGTGCTCGGAAGATGACCCCGATACTTGGGTTGCGTCTGCTACTAACTCTGCTGGTAGTCTTACCTTACGAGAAGCATCAACTCAACTTAGATGCATTGTACCCTTAGGGGAAGCTAAAGCTATCTACACTGAGAGTGAGATGTTTATCTTAAACTACATAGGTGCTCCTTTCTACTTCGGGTACGAGACTGCTATGGCTTCTGGCGTAGGTGCTGTATCTGCTAAGGCAGTTGTGTCTGTAGATAGAGTTAACTACGGTCTTTCTAAAAGAGGTTTGTTTATGACAGACGGTAACTCTGTTGAAAGACTAGGGGATCTTGAAGGTATCAACAAGTACATTGCTGAGAATATTGCAGAAGGTGAGTACGAGCAAGTCTGTGCTTATCACAACAAAGAGAACAATGAGGTTGTGTGGTCTATTCCTTTTAAGAATACAATACCAACCACTGAGATAACTTATAACTATTCTAACAATACCTTTAGCAAAAGAACTGAGAACTCCTCAGCCTTCTTAGAAGCTGGAGTGTTCCGTCATGCTATGTCAGCCAACTCTACTGGTAGTTTGTTCTACGAGAATGGAGGTTCCTCTGCACACTCTACAGTAGCTACTACTAAGGCTCATGATCTTGAAGACCCTTACGCAGTCAAGGAATTAACTAGTATAAGAGTAGGTAAGACTGGCTTAGGTAATCCTAAAGTTGAGGTAGGGTGGGCATCGGAGATTGATGATGACCCTACCTTTAACCCTAGCGATACTTTCTATACAACTGATGACTACAAGGGGCATGACTTAAGAACTTCTGGTCGTTACTTGTTCCTTAGGATATCTTCTAATGATCCAACGGATACTTGGGAGATCTCTAACATAGTAGTTAAAGGGAAAGTGAGGGGGTCTAGATAATGTTACCAGTAAAGTATGATGCTAAAGCTATTCAAAGAGAACTCAATACAGTTAACATCACGGCCTCTAGAGTTTATCCTTTAGAGTCTGGTGCTGTTACTTTAGAGCAGTCTATAGTAGATCTTACTTCTACTGTAGGAAATGTAAGCGGCTCTGTGACATCACTTGCTACTGCTACTGCTTCGGCTACTGCAGCTAATGCGTCTTTGATTACCACTGTGCAAGCAAATGTTGCAACTAACGCTGCCTCTGTTGTAACCGAAGCAACTGCTAGGGCTGACGCAATAACTGCCGAAGCAACTGCACGGCAAGCTGTACAAGCGAATGTAGATACTGTGGCTGCCTCGGTTGTGACTGAGGCTTCGGCTGCTGCAACTGCTACTGCCGCAGTGGCATCCAATGTCACAACGCTCACAGCAACTGTCGGTGACAACACATCCGCGATTTCCACTGAAGCCACGGCTAGATCAGATGCTGACACTGCGAGTGCCACTCTTATTACCTCTTTGACTGCCGCTGTCGCTACGGCAAATGGCAACATTGCCAACAACTACAGCATTTCTGTGAATGCAGACAATGCTTTGGCAACCAGTGTATCTACAGTATCAGCAGCAGTTGGTGTGGTGGCAACCTCAGTCACCACAGAGACTACTGCTAGGGTTCTGGCCGATGGAATACTCGAAGCCAAGTATGGCGTTTCTTTAGATGCCAACGGCTACATCACTGGTTTTGAACAGAACAATAACGGTTCTACCGGAACCTTTAAGATTACCGCAGATAAGTTCCTTATTGTCGAAGGGGCAGTTGCAGGAGAAACGGGCGCGACAGTGTTCGACATCACGAATGGCCTTGTGACAATGGAAGCTGCCTTCATCAAGAACCTGACCGTAGGTAACATGAACGGAACTCTTAACAGTGTTTCAGCTTTTCAGGGTAGTGGTAGTAAAACTTTTGGGCCTACCTCTTCTGGGTATGTACTTCTTATTGAAGTAGATTGCCCTGCATCCACTGATAACAAAGCTCATATACCTCATATCAACATGGCGTTTGATGCTGCGTTTGCTACAGACACTGCTTATGTTAAACTAGACTATGCTGTATTAACTAGCGGGTCTCCCGGAGCTTATAGCACAATACAAACAATGAGAAATAAAACCTCTGCTGGTGGTAACTCTTGGACAACTATTCCTGTTGTAGGAAGTGCTCCTAGTACTACTTCTGCTATTAGGTTTAAAGTATCAATCCAAATGTTTGCAGACAATGGGACTGGCTCTACTAACCAATCTAGGACTGGAACAGCACACTGGTCAGGCACAACAATAGGTATTGTATAATGCGTATAAGAGTTGAGAATGGAGTTCCTCAGGGATCTCCTCAGACAATGCCAGAGGGAACTGCAGGGTGGGTAGAGTTTATTAAGACTACCGACTCTATAGACTACATAAGGCAAACAGTAGATTACATTTACGATGAAGACTTAAATCAAGTAATAGAAACAGTAGTCTCTGTTGATGATGTAACTGAGTCTGTACTTGAATGGGTACGTAGCACAAGAGATTATTTACTTAAGGAGTCTGACTGGACTCAAGTCACTGACAGCCCCTTAACAGATACCCTTAAAACCCAATGGGCTACTTACAGGCAAGCACTCAGGGATTTACCTGACACTTGCGACACTTCTAATGTGGTATACCCCACTAAACCTTAAGACCGGAGAACCTTATGCTATGCATGTGGACACAAGAGTATTTCAACAAACTACCTAGTCTATCGGTAGAGCATATAGCTTCGGCTTTAAAGTTTGGTTACGGAGAGCGAGAGGTTACTGATGTAGCTCAAGATCTAATAGATGGTAACAAACAGATTTGGATAGGGACTTTGGATTCTAAGTTTGTAGCAACTGTTGTTACCCAGATTATTGACTACCCTAGTAAGAGGACTTGTGAAATCTGCTATCTTGGTGGTGAAGGTGACAGCGGTGTACTGGGTGCACTGGCTGAAGTTAAAGAGATTGAAGACTGGGCGGTTACTAATAACTGCAATGACATTCAAATCTACGGTAGAAGGGGCTGGGTAAAAGCTCTCAAAGAACATGGTTACACTGATAGGTATACTGTAATTGGTAAGTCTCTTGGTAAACCCTCAAATAATAAGGATTCTTAAAATGAAACTTAAAGGTAAAAGATCTTCTATTGGAGATCAGTACGACTCAGAGATAGGTTGTTTTGTAGACAACTTCATGATTCAGTGCAAAGGTGGTGGCTCTAGGTCTACAACGACTACTGCACCTAGCTACCAGCAAGAACAAATATTACGTCAGCAACTAGGTTACGCAAATTCGATGGAAGACTTAGGGCCTCAGCAGTATTTTGGTGGTGACACTGTGGCTGATATGTCTGATCAAACAGAAGCAGGCCTTACAGCACAAGAGGGTGCTGCTGGTGTAGCTGGGGACTTGAGTGCTTCTGCTGCTCAAAGGTTTCAGGATGCTATGGCTTACGATCCCTTAAAAGATCCCGGCACTGAAGACTACTTAACAGCTATAACTAACCCACTTACTCGTCAGTTCAATGAGCAGACACTTCCCGGTTTATCTTCATCAGCAGTTAAGCAAGGTGCGTTTGGTGGAGACCGAGCTGACATACTAGCTCAAGGTGCTGCTAGAGATTATATGGCAGAAATGGGTGACACTAGAACTAAAGCTCTTCAGGGTATCGTTGGTCAAAACAGAGAGAATCAACTTGGTATGTTACAGCAGTTGGGCTCCTTACAAGAAGGTGCACTTACTCCTTCTCAGATCCTTCAGGATGTTGGAGCTGGTAGAGAAGGTTATGCTCAAGCTGACATTGATGCTGCCATGGATAGGTTCGGGTTTGAGGAAGACGCTGATCGTCAAGTACTTCGAGATGCATCTGGTATGCTAGGTGGTATCAACTTCGGAGACATAACAACTACTAAGGGAGGTGGCAAATAATGCCGGGACCAATTGCAATAGCATTAGGTGCAGCAGCCTTAGGCGCTTTAGCTAATAAGAAAGATAGAAAGAAAGGTGCTCTTATGGGCTTAGGCATTGGACTTTTAGGCCCTGCGGCGGCTGGTCTAATGGCACCTGCAACAGCAGCAGTAGCTCCTGTAGCAGCAACAGCAGCACCTATAGTTACAAGTGTAGGTACAATGGGTGCAGCAGCAACTCCAGCGGTCACTGCAGGTGCAACTGGAGCCTTAAACGGGGTAACTGCTGGTTATGGTGGAGCCTTAGGGTCTGGTGCGGTTACTGCAGCCGGTACAAATACAGCAGCAACTGCCGCTGCAACTCTAGCAAAAGAAGAAGCTAGGAAAAAGTTCTTAATGTCTATGGCCCCGCAAGCCCTAGGTGCAGGAGTACAAGCATTGACACCGAAAGAAGTTCAAGCTCAACAGACAAATTATAATGCTAGCCTTGCAGGTGCACCTCAACAAGCACCTAGTATGTATCAGAGAGCTGCTATGAACATGCAAAAGAAACGTTCTCACTTACGTAGAATGTCATAGAATAAAGGATAAGTATAATGGCTAATGATTTTAATAATGCGTTTGGGGCTATAATGACCTTGATGAAAGACATGGATCAAGAGGATAAAGATAAAGCTATTTATAGCAACAGACAAATAGCTGTACCAAGTGCCCCACTTGAGGAGCTTACTGGCCCAAAGGTTACCTTTACAGGCCCAACTCCACCTCCCATGGAATACGGGTCAGATGGTAATTTAATACCTAAGGCTCAAGAGGTTTTTGAAGAGAACTTTGATCCTACTAAGGCAACCCCTGTTAGCGGAGGGGTTGCTCCGAAAGCATTTAACAGCTATGGTGATCTTAAAGAGCTACCCGCACTTTATACAATACCCCCTGTTTCTGGGGATCTTAGCGGAGAAGGTAACTCATCAGGTGTTCCTACTGAATTTTCTAATGTACCCGTACCTAAGTCTGAAAACTTTGTGCCTGAGCTATATCAGCCACTAATGAATTCTCCTGTTTCAGGGGTAGCTGGCGATCTTATCCCTCAGTTTATTAAGAACATACCTGAGATTCCTTTTATTAGGGATAATATAATTGATCCTGTTTCTAATGTTTATGAAGGCTTTGTTGCAGACGAAAGTAAAATACCTGTAGCTGAACAGGAGATTGTAAACATAACAGCTCTGAGAGATAACGGAGATATCACTCCAGAGAGAGCAGAGTCTCTTATAAGAATAGAGACCATGAAGATAGCGGGTATAAAACAAAGCGTTCTTAAACTCAAATTAGATAAAGAAGCAGAGAAAAAAGATAAGGTAGCACGTTTACGAGCTTCTGGTTTAGACGATCAAGCTGATGCTTTAGAGATAAAACTGGGGATTAAAGAAACCCCTGAAGTACCGGCTGATCCAACTGCAGCAGGGCTAGTACTTGAAGTACCGGTTGATCCTACTGAAGCTGATCCTACTAAAGCTGATCCTACTAAAGCTGATCCTAATTTAGCTGATCCTAATTTAGCTGATCCTACTAAAGCTGATCCTACAGTGCCAACTGCTGTAGCTACCAAAGTAGATAAAAACCTTAAAGATTCTGATATAGGTGGTGCAGGTAACGAAACACCTAAGGCTTCATTAGATGAAGCAAAGGAAGATCCAACTTTCTTTGGTAAACTTTGGGACAGCGTTAAGGATATTGCTAAGCAAGGTTTTGAAGATCCTGCTTTGCGTAAAGCTTTGTTTGCTTACACAGCCTCTAAGGTACTAGGTGGGGACGGTGTATCCTTTGGTGCTGCAGTCCTTGAGAACGAGTGGAAAGTACAAGCTGCTAAAGCTAAAGCTGACTCTGATCAAGCAATTGCTTCAGGTAAAGTAAAAGCTACAGCTTCTGCTAAGCAAGCTGCTGATCTCTCTCCAAATTTTGATAATGGCGTTACCCTGTTTGACAACAGTACAAGGCAAGAAGTGGATGGTGTTAAGTCTCAAGATAATAGTCGTTTCTTCCCTTCAAATATTAAGCCGTTTCTAAGCTCATTTCCTGATCTTAAAGCTGGCGGCAGTGTTCCAATGTCTGCTCTTATTGGCAGTAATGCTTTTTCTTTTAATGGTGAGACTCAAGATGGTGCTATCCAAAGACTAGTTAAAGAAGCTCAAACAACTTCTGAGAATGCTGTTAAAAGGATAACAGGTGTCTTGGAAGCTGACCCTGATATGAAAGTAGAGAAAAGAAGATTCTTAATAGAGCAGTTAAATAGCTCCACTGCACGTAGTAGTCTTGTTCAAGCTGTTTCTTCTTTTGTAAACGGTTTTCCAGCTAACACTGACTTCGCAACAGATGAATCAGTTGTTCAGTCTATGATTACTAAGGGTATGGAAGATTGGATTGATACTGTAGCTAGAGGTGGAGCTAAGAACAATAAAGATATTGCATCTTTCTTTGACTTCCAAAAGCTTAAGTATGATATCACTGATAAGGGTATACCTTCTTCGTTCTTTGAAGTCATAGGTAAACCTAAAGGTGAGATTGGTCAGAACGCTTGGGCTAAGGTTAGGACTAATGCTAAGACTTTTAACTCTGTACTTAACTCTAAACTAAAAGATAGTAAATTACCTCAGTCTGATTTTACCAATGGTAATGTATACAAACATTTACATAGGGCTTATAGTAACGCAATGTTAACAGGGCCTAAGGGTATTAAGGAGCATTGGGAATCTAGATCTGAGGCTTCATCAGATAACAAAGCAGAGCAATTATCACCTGCTCTTCTTTGGGTAAACAGTATGTTTACTAAGAGTAAATCTGAACCACAATACTTAGCTGGTTCCCCTTCAGACGTAGCTAATAGTGTAGTCCAAAGCATACAAAATGCAAAGGCACTACTTACTAAAAAATAGGAGAAAGGTCGGATATGAGCGACAATAAAATTGAATATACAGAAGAAGAGTTGAGTGCTCTGGGTCTCTTAAATGAACCTGATACCGACCCTACTCTCCCACAAAGTAACACGGTGGACAAGGATGTCTACCACGGAGCAGATGCAATAACTAAAGTCTCCGAGAACCTTGGAAGACCTTTAACTTACGCTGAGCAAAGAGTAGTTGCAGAGGAAGGGTACCGAGCTGCCCCCTACCTTGATACTAAGGGTGTGACAACTCAAGGCGTAGGTCAAACAGGTGAGTGGATAGATAAAGGTTTTGATGCTGCATTCCAACATCACGTTGAGAGGGCACGTAATCGTATACCAACACTAGATAATTTACCAGAAGACCTTAAGGCTGAGATCATTCAAGCTGAGTACAGAGGTGACCTTGGTACTTCCCCTAAGTTTGTAGGCTTTATGAACGAAGGTAATTACGAGGAAGCTTCTCAAGAGTTTCTGCGTAATGATGACTACGAAAAGTCTATAAAAGAAGGAACAGGTGTACACAAAAGAATGAAGAGAGTAGCTAACGCTGTTGGCTCTTACGCCGGTCAAAGTTTCTTGACTGACCCATCAAAGACGGAAGTAGTACCTGAGGCTACAACCGAAACATTCGATTATAGTATCGGAAACTCAGGATGGTCTTTCATTGATGGAGATACCATTAAGGACTCTGCAACTGGAGATCGTGTAAGACTACGGGACATTGACTTAGCTGAAACCTCTAAGGTTCTTAAAGAGAAAGGTTACGTAGTCGGTGAGGGTGCTGGGCAAGTAAGCAAAGACATGGTGTCTGCTCTTGCTAACAAGTATGGATACACTACTGTAAAAGCATCTAAGGAAAAAGATAGATACGGTCGAGCTATTGGTGATCTAGTAGACGAGGACGGTAGGTCTTTCACAGACTTCCTAATCTCTGGTGGTATCGCTAGGCCTACCTTCATAGGTAACTCACGGGAAACCCTTAGTGACGATAGCTACTCAAGGTCGTTGTACGGTGATGGCCTAAGGGCCCTAAGGAAAGACACTGTACCTAAGACAGACTACGAGTTTGCTGCTGAACTAATTAAAGTAGCAGGCTTGTCCCCTACTAATGGTGTACCTATTGCAAAACTACAGGCTCTTAACGAGCAAGAGTACTCAGCATTTCCTGAGATATTCTCTGATGTTTTAATTAGAAACACCAACGCAACACTAGACAACCGATCTAAAACACCACTGTCTGACACTTGGGATTCATCCCTGACTATGGTAGGTAACTCTTTTAAGATGGTTGGTGCTGCAATGGCAGATGTAGTTGGAGCTACAGACACTAGAGCGTGGCTTACTGGTCAAGTAGAGCAGAGTAAAACTGAGATGGAAGGTCAGGCTAAGGTACGCTTAGACTATAAGGATGTAAACTGGGGCTCTATTGGTGAAGTAGGCGAGTTCATAGGGTCTAACCTTGTGATGTCTATACCCTTTATGGGAGTCACTATGGCTTCTATGGTTACTGCACCTTTAACTTTCGGGGCTAGCCTTACTATTCCTGTTGCTATGTACTCTGGTCTTATACTTGATGAGATGCCCGGTAACATACAGGATAAGAGCTATGGCGTAGCTGTAGTTGGTGGTGCTATCGCAGCCTCTCTGGATCGTTTAGGCCTTAGAGGAGCTTTAGGGGGCTTTAACAGCCAGCATTTCTTAACTGGTGAGTCTAAGAAGGTAGCTATTGATGCCCTTATGAACGCTACTGGTGCTCCACTAGCACGAGCTGCTGCTACTTTAGGCAAAGAGGCAGGTAATGCGGCTACTGTAGGCTTAAGTAAGGATCAAGCTGAAGAAGTATTGACACGTTTAACTAAACGAGAGCTAGCTAGTTATGCTAAAGATGCTGGAGAGTTTGCATCTAAGCAATATGCTAAGGGTCACATACTAAAAGAGCTTACAAAGAGACTTACCGCTGGTGCAGCCTTTGAAGGAAGCACTGAGATGCTGCAGGAACTTACTCAGTACACTGCTTCTGTCATTGGTTCTGAGAAAACTTGGGATTACGAAGAGTTAGAGAGCCGATTAGCCAGTGCTTTAGTTGCTGGTGGTACCTTAGGTGGCGCTTTCTCTGTACCTACTACTGTTTTTAAAGCAGGTCAATGGTATGACGCTGGTATCTCTAAGTCTGACTACGATGGTAGGTTTGATGACGCTACTGTAGGTTACAAAGCTGAAGCTAGAGCAGAGAACAAGAGTAAGAATAACGTAGACGAAGTTCCTGACTTAGATGAGGTCATGCAGAATGCTTGGGACTCTGCTAATGGTAATGTAGACGAGGGTGCAAGTGCACCTAATAAAGCTAGAGCAAAGGCTAGAGCTCAAAAACTAAGAGATGACCCTGATGCTGGTCAACGTAGGACAGAGTCTGCTCAAGGACGTAAAGATGCTAAGACTATCCGTGAATCCCTAAAGGATGCACTGACTAGCCCTATGGTTCTGTTACGTACAGCACTAGATACTAGAATGAGCACTGAATTACTTAACCAAAGCAAGACTGCTCGTGTTATATACGATATGTTTGGTGGTAGAAAGAACAAGACACATGGTGGTGTTGACTTTCATAATGATAAAGTAATTAACTACATTAACTTTGAGAATAAGCTAAGGCCTATGCAAGAAGTCCTTGCATCCTTTAAGGTTAAGGCTAGCAGATATGGTGCACGGAAGACAGCAGTATCAGCTTTAGTTAACTCTTTTTACTTAGAACACATTGCCCCGATAACTAGGGTTAACAAGGACGGATCTAAACGTACTAACGAAGAGTGGATGACTGGCGATCAAGTTATTGCTGCTATTGATTGGGATAATTTATCTAACCCTAACTTCACTGAAAACGCTGACTCTCTTAAGATGTTAATCAGTGAGTTGTACACTGTGGATAACACTATGTACACTGATATAGTTGGTAGACAAAAGCAAGCAGGCAACCCTAACATACTTGGTGCTCTTCAGGATCACATCTTCAGAAGCAAAGGGTTCCTAAAGGAAGTCATAGCTAAGAACAAGGATGAGTTTGTTAACTTGCTTGTAAGACATAAGGGCATGGACAGGGATGATGCTGTTTCTATAACTGATGCTATCATTGATAATCCAGAGATAAATACTTTAGATGAGGCATTCGATTTAACTCGTGGTGGTTTGTACCCTAAGGGCCATAAGAGAAGATCGTTAGACATTTCAGATACCCCTGCCTTTGACAAGTTCTTAGAGCAAGATATCTTTAATAATCTTGAGTACTCTATGAAGTCCTCTGCTAGGTATATGACTACTACTAAGTTTCTTGGTAAGAACAATATGCTAGTTACATCTATGCTTAATGATGTATACAATGAGATCCGAGGGGACGCTGAGGTTGGCACACCTGCTGAGCTTAACGCTCGTGAAACAGTAGAAGACCTTACCCTTGCACTGGGTGATCTTATCAATGCTGACTCTGGTAACTACAAGCGTATCCAAAGCGATGCTGTTCGTGGTGCCCAGAAGTTCTTAACACTGACTGGTGTACTAACTATGTTACCGTTAGCTGCTATCTCTTCTACCGTAGAGTTGGCACTTACAGTAAAAGGAAGTTCACTACAGAACCTACATAAGAACGTAGGGTCTTTTGGTCTACTGTTAGGTAGAGAAATGTTTGAGTACTTTGCAGAAGTAGGTAGGATTACAGGAGTAGCCCCTACACGTAGTAACTTTGATACTCAGATTAAGTCTCGCAGCGATAGACAAGCTTCTGACCCACGATTCGTAGGCTTAGATGATCCTAGAGGTAACTTAAGTCGTGGTGGATTCTTATCTCAGAAGACTGGTGCTGCTGTTCTAGTTGGTGTATCTGAAACTAATCAGATGACTCAGGCTATAATGGACTCCTTCTTTAAGATCATTGGTCTCCAAGGTATAACTAACTTAACAAGAAGTATACGTGCGTCTATGTACAACGACTTTTTAATTGAGAACTTAGATATACTTCACAATAGCCAAGGTACAATTACTAACGAAGCAGCGGAAGCTCGTAAGATGTTAGAGTACATGGGTATCCCTGTGGATAAGATGCTTAATCTTTCTAGTAGACTGTTAGAAAATAAACAGGTTGACATAGAATCTTTAGGGCCAAGGGAGCTAGCCTTCTTTAAACAACAACAAGCTGAGCTACAGGTTGAGTATGAGAGACAGTTTGACAATGGTTTTATAAGCTATGTCAACGCCTCAGTGCCTATGCCTACAGCTATGGGAAGACCTTTGTTCTACAGTAATCCACATCTAGCTTTGTTTACTCAGTTTCAGGGTTTCATATCCCAGTTTACTGCTAACCATATACCAGCTTTGTGGGATACAGTTAAGAACGCTACCCCCGGAATGAAGTACTCTGCCTTTGCATCGATCATGACTATGCTTATGTTAGGCTATGCTTCACAACATTTGAAAGACCTTATTAAGTTTGGAGAAGGATCACCTTACTTAAGTGATGAAGAGAAATACCTAAGAGCCCTGTATTCTACAGGTCTGTTGGGCACCACTGAAAGAATCATTAGCAGTGATCTAATGTTCCCTCTCTATGAAAACAGAAGTGATAGTGCACTTGGTTCTATGTGGAACCTTATGTCAGGAGAAGCCCCTGCATCTAATATAGTTAAAAACGTACACGGCTTTGGACAGGGTATCTTAGAAGATGACGCAAGAAAGGCACTTAAATCTGGTGCTGGGTTAACACCCTTCTCTTTCTTAAAGCATCGGATGTATGATACCGCTGTAGATAATGGTTGGATAACAGGAGAATAAACAATGGCGATTACGTCAGCTAACGCAGTGATAGGTGCTCAACCTACGGCTGCTGAAACAGAAGCAAGTAAACAAGAGTCGCTTCTCAGGTTACAGGAAGAGCTTTCTCAACAAGCTCAAGGTGGTAACGAGGCTCTTCAAGGAATAGAGGAACAGTTCGGCCCATTGGAAGGGCCTCAAGGAGTACAAGGCGAAGGTGAGTATACCCGAGAAGACTTGATACAACTTGGTATCATAGATGAAACTGATATGGTTGCTGAGGGGTCTCAACTAGAGACTCCTGTTTCAGACTTAGGTCTGGCAGAAGCCACTGTACTACCTGCGCAAGCTGACGTAGGCTCTCAGGGTGTTGGCTCTGTGGTTGAGGAAGGCAGCAATGTCTTTGTTGATCAAGCTGAGACACCCCTTGAGGTTCAACAACGGGAACAGGAAAGAGTCCCCGGCCCATTAGAAAGAATGGGTATCGCCACTAGCTTCTCTAATGCAGCAAATGTCTTAGGGCATGAGCTTACAGAAAGAGTTAGGTTTAAAACAAGGGACTCTCAGGACAGGGATGTTATTGGTCTAAGCATTAAGGATACCCTTAAGCTTAACCCTGATGAGGAAGTTACTGCTGAGGCTATCGAACAGATGCAGACTCAGGATGATGTAGCCCCTAATGTTTTCAAGGACAATCCTGATTTAAAGTTAAGCATGTCTAACTTAGTGATGCACCCTAAGATCCTTGGGGTTGGTAAGCTAGATGCTAAGTTCGAACGTGACACAGCTCAGGCTTATGCAGACGGAGAGGCAGACTTTGAGGAAATATCTTACGCAAGGACAGCTAAAGTAGACCCACGGTTTGACCTAATACAAATGGCAGTGATAGAGCCTTGGCTTCTAAGCATGTCTCAAGCTAACAATGACGATGGTTCACCTCTAAGTTCTGCTGCTCAAGCAGACATAGATGAGTTGCAAGGTTATCAAGCCGGAGACTCTAAGTTTGACACATCGGTTAGAGGTGTGGGTGAGGCTATCTTTAAGGATTTTCGTAGAGCTAAGTCTGAGATGGAAGGTTTGGAAACAGATTCTTACGTAGCTGATTACCAGAACTTAACACCTGAGGCTTTTGAAATGATTGGTAAGATTTTTCTTGCTGATTATCAAATGAGTTTCCCGGATATAGTTACTCATTCTCCGGGCGGTATTGATGAAGCTGGTAATATTTTACCACCTACTTTGTCTTTGACTAAGCTAGGATTTCAGGTACTCTCAAGAGATGTTAGGAAGTATAAACCTTTTAATCCAAGGATGAAGCCACTTCTATCTCCCCCTGCTACAGGTCAACCTATGTATGAGGGATCTGCTTATACTAAGTCTAGCACAGGATCTGTACCTAACCCTAAGTCTATTAGCGCCGATGATGCTATGTTTAGTTACAGTCAAGTGCCTAATTACTTTGAACCTAGACGATCTAAGATTGCAATCTTGTTAGGCTCTGCTGCTATGGGTCAGGCTGCTATGGGTGCTAATGGTAACCCTTTGCTTGATATGTTTGACATAGGTGATGAAAGGAAAGCTTCTATTGCAAAGATAGCAGAAAATGAAAATGCTAGGGGTCTTGTACTTCAGGCTAAGCTAGATAAAGCTCTGCTTGTTGAACCTTCTAGTCCTGCTTATTATCGTACTGTGTTTTTAATAGAGAAACTACAGCAAGATATAGAGATATCTAAGTTGCAAGAAGCTAAGTTTAGAACTCCAGAGTTCCAACAGCAACAGTATTACATGCATGCTAACAAAGCCCTTGAGGTTCTTACGAGCTTATCTGTGTATGACAATAAACCTTTTTACTTTACATACTTTAAACAAAGAGTTACTCAAAGGTTAACACCACACTCTTCGCTATCACCAGTTAACAACCATCTTGTTCGTAATATTATTGGCAGTGGTAAGATGATCGAGGTCATTCCTAACAGCCGTAGCAGAGAAGAGAGTAACTGGTTGGCTACTATGTCTGCTTTGTTCTATGACGGAGGTGGTCTTGTAAGGGCTGATGCTATAGAGCAAGCTGCGGGTAACATACGTACACAATCTGAGGCCCATAAGAGACTAGTTAGGATTGGCAAAAAGATCAACGAGGCCCTTCAGGCTTACGATGACAAGCCAGCACGATTAGCTTTGTCTCAGATTATGGTAAACAGTAATGGTGTTTCAGGTGTAGACAAGCTACCTACTAGAGTACCAGCAGCTTTATCTTCTGACCCTGAGGTTGCAGACTTCATACAAGGTTTGGCTAATAACAAGAAAGCACACAAGCATGCTATACAAATGATAGATGCTGTTATTGATATAGCTAACTATGATGCAGCTATGAAAGCAGGTAAGTCTTTTAGATCTGCTGTTAACTATATGGAAATCGATGGCATCTCTAATGGATTAGCTACTATGTTCAGCATACTAGGTCTTAAAGAGAAGTTGTATCGGGTTGGTTTGTTCCGTGCTGAGAATGCTAGTAAGATACTTGGAGCTTATTCTGACATAGAAGGCTTTGAAGCTTACGAAGGTGATATAAGAAAGACCCTCAGTAATAACTTAGAGACTTTACTTGACAGTGAGTTCAGCGGTTACATGCTTACTGACAAAGCGTTCATGGATAAGTACAGCTATGACGAAACTATGTTAGATAATGTAAGAGAACTCTTTCAGTTGTCTTTAAAGAACAAGGCAGACTTCCTTAAGAAACCTTTAATGACCTTTGCTTATGGTCAAGAGATGGATAACTTAATAGGTTCTGTCTGGGATACTTTACTTAGTGATCCTACTCTTAAGCAAGCGGCTGAGTCATTCCCCGGTGGACTTAACAACGCTGCTATGTTACTAAACGATATAAGAGGTGTTGCAGTTGAAGCTACCTTAGGGCCTGAGCTTGTAGAGTTTGCTGCTTTGCTTAAGGATTCTGTTGATGCGTCTACTATGTTTAACAGAATGGTTACTTTCCCAAGCCCAAGTGGCGGTAAGACTACGTTAGGTGGTATGGAGAAAGTATACGACACTGAGAGTTTCAAGAGGGGTATGATAACTCCATTTGAAAATGGTAAGAGGCTTGACAGTAAAACTATAGCAGGTAACCGTAAGGTAAACAAAGGAATACAAGATAGTATTTCAAGAGCTGAAGCTGAAGGTAACTTAGTCAGAGCTGATGCACTAAGGAAACAGCTTAAGTCAGTTGATCAAAGGATTCAAACTACTTCTGCTAACCCACAGCTAACCCCTTATGCTGCACAGGGTGGTATCTTAGGCGGTAAAGCAAGGGGATCTTCCTTAGCTACACTTGCTCAGTCTTTTGATGCAATGAACATGATTATGTTGGCATCTGGTAAGAACTGGACTAAGCTTACGCAAGGTGATAATATGCCTTGGCTATCTCCTATTTATGACGCTGTTGTTACAGACTTAAGTCAAGGTGATATTGTAGAACAGATGTTAAATGATGATTGGTTTGATCAAACTAATAACTCTGCTGTTCTTAAGGATATCAAGGATGTAGTTACAGGTAACATCCACCATGGCTTTAAGGAGTTTAAAAGACGAGGGGAACAGGCAGGTAAAGAGTTGATAATGGAAGATGAACACAACAATACTGTTGAGTTTGTTAGGAATCAACTTAATTACTTAGATGTTGACGGGCCACTTAAGGAAGAAGCTGAACGTTTAGCTGCTAGGTTAAAGCCACATCAGTACAAAGGTCTTGAGATAGAGACACCTAACCCTTACAGAAACTATGCTACCTTATCAGAGTCTATGTCTTTCTTAATGAAGTGGAAGTTTGGTTCAGTTGTAAAGGATCTTGCAAGGCTTGATAGAGATTCTGCTGAAAGGAGAAGAGGAGTAGCTAAGCATATGAAAGATGCACACTACCAGTACGTTTCCGCAGCTAGCGGAGAAGGTAAGGCAAGAGGTATCTATCAGTTTGCTATGGATGATCCTAAGTTTAAAACAACATTACAATAAAAAAGGGAGCCCGTTAGGGCCCCCATATAGTAGTACTTTGGGCCCCTTAATTGGGGCCCTTTTTTAATAACCTTTATCCTTTAGGATAGGGTTAGCATGGCTGACTGTAGCCCTTGCTTTCTTAGCTAGAGCATTAGCCATTTCATTTGCTTTATCATGGTCAACCCCCTTGGCTATATAGCCTGCGTAGTTCTCAGCAGAGACATGCTCAATGATAGCTTCGTTGATAGCTGGTGTGTACGCAAGGGCAGGGTTAAGACCTAGCTCCTCTACATACTCCATATCATCTATCCCTTCGTGCCGCATAATGTTGTACGATTCTTTCTTCATGTTAGTCATTGTTATTCATCCTTAACGAATATGCCGTCAACCATTCGTCCAGTTCGTTTACTGATAACCTCGAAAGCTTCATCGAGGCACTCGTATAAATTAGTATTCCACAGACGTGTCTGCATGATAAGAGTAACAAGTATGTCACCAATGGCATCTATTGCCTCCGTTCTATCGTCACCATGTATAGCATCAGCTAACTCGATGACCTCTTCTTCCGTTTTAATAAGTTGTTTAATCCTACGGAAAGTATCTGGTGCTGCACTGGTAAGTATACCTTTGCTGTAACCCCAGTCCACTACCTTGTTCTCCAAGTCTTCTACAATTTGAAACTCATTTACTTTATCCATTAATCATTTGCCTCTAAAGAACCTAATGATACCATATTTGCATACAGTGTCAAGGCACCAACCATAGCTAGGTTAGATACCTTACCGTTGTAACTTTCTAACAACTCACCTAGGTCTTCTATAAGTTTCTCTTCTGTTTCGAAGTGAGCTTCTGTTAGTAAGGGCGTACTAGTGTCCGTGACACCGGGCATTTTAATTATCATTATTAATCCTTATTTAATTAAGAAAAGAAATAGTCAGAGCTTATGACTTCTTCTATTTTTAGATCACCTATATCTGGTTGTTTAACACAGTAACCTGTACGATCCTCAAGGATCATAGACTCTATGCGATTAAAGAAGTTACTTACATTATACATCATAGCAAACTGCCACTTAGTATGCTCAAGTAACCTCTCAACGTCACACGCATGGGTAGAGAAGGAATCATGTACTGCCCCAAAGCTTCCGGGGAATGACTCGATTACCTTAGCCATGTGTGCTGCATCCATTGAGTGTACAAAGTTAGGTGAACATCCAGATGCAAAAGACCTACGGCATGGTATAGGCTTACTTTCTCTGGTAAGCACAGGCACCTTGATGCTATGACCTATCTGCCCTAAGCCCCTGATAGTACCCCTTAGTGTCAGGTTCTTTTGCTTCCATACTTCATACAACACAGGGAATCCTGATGGTGTAGTCCACGATAGACAAGTCTGTCCACTCTCTAGTGAGTAGTCAGTTATCTTTTGTAAGAACTTCATGGTCTTTAAGGGCCCAACACAAGTATCATTGATAGCAAGAATTAGATTCTTAGACAGCTTGTCGCAGTCATCTTTGCTTATCTTGTACTTCTTATTGTATCCCTCAGTCTTACAATCATAGAACATATTCTCTGCTATCTTACGTTGACCTGCAGAGTAAGCTCTAGTCATAGACCCACGCTTGGCTATCCCTTTACGTATTGCTTTCATTGGCATAGACCTACCCTCAAACCACTCAGGCATTCTAACTATCAATCGCTTAGCTACTTCTACATAGAAATCTTTTTGTATTAGCTGAGGTACTATGGAGACTAACGCCCCTGCTTGACTGTCTTTAGACATAGCAGCTAGGTGTTGCCATCCATTGTTACTTCCGTCTACAGGTATAGGCAGACAAGACTCGTATACCCCTTCAGATTCTACATAACCTTTAAGATCAAGACAGCAAGCTAGGAGTGATACTGGTTTCTCCGCTTCCATCCTGAAGTTCATCAAGGTTGCATCGTTTATCAGTTCCTTCTGGTGGTGTACTGTCCAATGTGCTCTGTCCCTTAACGTCATTTTGTCTACTGAAATAGTATCCAACCCTTCTTCTGCTAAGTGATGCCTGTAGTCTTCTGTTAACCATGATTGTTTATCTAAGTCCTCTATCGTATACGACTGGTTGTAAGAACATGCAGTGTGTACACATAACCAAAAGAATCCTTTGTCATCCATAGGTTTACTTACGCCAAACTGAAAGAGACCTTTGGCTAAGTCAGAACCTTGGTAGTTTAAGAACGGTTCAGTGTAGTACACTCGCCCCCTGTAGTCACACTCTACCGCTTGGTAGAAAGTTTCGTCTCCTATAGCCCTTGCTTTGTTTAAGATAAACTTCATCTCTATTCTTTTAGACCTACCTTTGTCTGTCTTATCTTTCATATCTAAGAACTTAGTGACGTTATCTCTGAGAGCTTTAACAAGGTCTACGTTAAGGTGCCAAGCAGACGATTGCAGCTTGTCTAGAGCTTTCACAAAGGGTTGGTCAAGGCACTGGTTAAAGTCCCTCTCCGAGGTCATACGTTTGATATACGGCCTCTTGGTTATCGGGTTTCTTAACCCAATTATCTTAGGGAATTTCTTAAAGCTAGTACCACTCAGTGTAGCCTTATCAAACTCTGGAGGTATCTCACCTAAGTCTTCCCACTTTTCTGTTAAGAATATTACATACGGTGCTCGGTAACCTTCGTACTCTCTTTCTATCTCAAGGTACTTAAGTTGTAGTAAGGCTTCGACAAACAGATCACCAACTGAGAATAACTCTGTATAGGTACTGTTCCTGATCCCTATCCTAGAGACCACAGATAAACCTATTGATGTTGATGTTGCTGTTAACTTGAAGCTTCTACTACTAGCGTTACGGGATCTAAGGAATAAGCTTTGAGCTGCCTGTACTGCACATATAACAAGCTCTTCGTATTCTATACCGTAATCCATATGCCTGTTTAAGAGTTCGATACCCGAGTGATTCCTACCTCGGGCACCTTCTCTATTGCTCCTTATGTACTGAGCTACAGCATGTATAGCGTTAGCCATTTACACTCCTGCTTTGTAGTCTAAGAAATCCATCTGACCCTTCAGACGTTTAGTCTTCTGGTCGTAGTATGCTGAACCACAATCACCTGTAAGCCCTGTGAATCTAGACTTCAGTACTCTAAGGTGTATGGTATTTCTTTCATCTTCGTTCTCTGCTATTAGGTTGCGAGCAAACGTTACAATATCAAAGCTGATTTGTTTGATTGAACCTGAACCTTTGATGTCATCGATAGAAGCAAGGTGTCCCTCTTCAAAGGACTTACCTTGAGACTTACGTAGGTGGGAGATGATACCCAACCAGACATTATGTTTCTTAACAATCTTTAACAAGTCAGACATGATAGTATCGATAGCTTCGTTACCTGTCTTACCGTTAGTGCCTTCTGACACTGCAATAGTAATGTGATCAAGCACCAAGTGCTTACACCCTAACAGACACAAGTTCTCTATTTGATCTATAAGAGAAGAATCAGATACAGCGCCGTTATGATCAAGGAGAATGATACGGTTATCTCCAAATACATCATCAAATGCTTTTCGCTCCTGCTCTTCGGTTGGTTCTTCCGGTACAAACATTTGAATAAACTTCTGGGCTGAGTCACCAATAGATTCTTCTAGTGATATAACCCCTATGTTATCTTCTGTCTCTTCCTTCAGTTGTAAAATAATTTCTTTAATCATAGTGGACTTGCCTGACCCAGTACCTGAGGTGAACAATGTTATCTCACCATGTCTCATACCACCTAGCTTGTCATTCAAACCACTAAGACAACTAGGGTATGGTACTGATTCAACTGTCTTGCGCTTAACATACTCTTCCCATATGGCTTCGCCTCGTACTACTGCAGCCGGTGTGTATGGCTGAGCAGACCAGAACGCACTTACTAATGCCTTAGGCCCATGTTTAATTAAAGTTTCGCATGGATCATTTTCAGGTAGACTAGCTACCTTTACCTTATCCCAGCCAATGATCTTAGCTGCATTCTCTACTGCCTTCTCCCCTGCATCATCTTGATCAAACATCAATACAACTGTATCGAATGTTCTTATCCACTCACGATTCTTTATAAGAGGATTGAGGTTGCTTGAAGAAGGTAGGGATACTACGGGATATATCGTACTCCCGTTTGATAGATTTGATTGAGCCACTGCCATAGCATCTAGCTCACCCTCTGTAATAGTCAGTGATCTACCACCTTGGGTGAAAGTTGATTGACCAAACAGATCAATGTCAGAGAAGTCTCCCTTAACTCTGAAGTCCTTAGGTAAGTTACGAATCTTGTACGCAACTATCTTATTCTTCTTAGTGTATGGGTAGTAGTGGGACTCGATAGTCCCGTCAGCATTATATGAAACCCTCATACCAAAGTGGGCTGCAACCTGCTTAGTTATACCTCTTTCCTGTACACCTCTTGTGTCGTAGGAAGTAATAGTTGATAAGTCTTCAACTTGTTTTGGTGCATATGATTCTTGCATGGTATCTTCTCTTTCATTTTCGAATGTAGTTTTCTTACAGTGGAAGCATGTACCAATCCCATTGGAGTACATACCTACTGCATCAGAAGAACCACAGTGTTTGCATGGCATATGCTTTACAAATCTATCTTTGGTTTTCATTAAGACCACCGTTTTTCTTTAAGGTTCTTTATTAATCTTCTCTTTGTTTGTGATAGCTTCTTCCTCTGAATCCTTGAGGCTTTCTTGACTTTCCCGTTCTTCTCTGATTCCGAAGGCGATACCTTGGAGTCGCTCTCTTGTTCTGTCATTAACTTCTTCCTTAGGAATAAACTTAATTGCCCCTATCTGTCTGTTTAAAAAGACAGGAGTACCATCGGTATACTTCTGAGTAAGCACATCAAGTTCCCATTGAACCTTGACTTCACCTGCTGACAAGCCACCTTTAGTTTCAAACAATTGTAGTATCTCAAACTTAAAGTTATCGCTACCGTAGTCTAGTATCATCTTGTTAATATGTTTAGATGAACTGCTATAAGTTTTCCAGTTAGACACAGCCCTGTCTTTACCCTTGCGGTACATATGGAATTGCTTACGACCTATGTACCTCTTAGGTTCTTCAGGGTGTGTGCATGTAATCAGGTATATAAACCCGAAGTAACTATCAGGATCAAAGGGAGAACCTCCGTACTCCCAATGCCCTAAGTTTTGTTTAGTCATCTAAGTCTACCCTCTCCATACACTTCTTCAATAGTTAGTGCCTCGAAACCGTCAAAGGATCTACGCATATAGATTAGGTTGAAGCAGAGTTGAAGCTTCTCCTTCCAGTCTCTTGGGTGTTTCTCCCTCCAAGACTTCCTAACTACATCCAGCATATCACCCTTGCTTACGTTAGCTAACAGTTTCTCTGCAGTCTTAGGGCCTACACCTCTAAGACCCTGTATGTTATCAGAAGAATCACCAGTTAGCAACTGCTTACAAAGTAGGTAGTGGCCTTTTTCTTCGTCAACATGATACATACTTTTCTTGTTGAAGTTGTAGTGCCAACCCGGAACCATATCAATATCTTTATCAACATGGGCTATGACAAAGGAGTCGCCTGCTTCTTCTGCTTCAGTAGCCCAGATAGAAACCAAGTCATCTGCCTCACACCCATGCGCTTGGACACATCCAGTATCCCAGCAGTATTGATACAAGCTATTAAGGTTTTGTTTAATCCGAGGATCCATTTCAGTTTTACTACGGTTAGCTTTGTAATCATCAGCCATGTCATGACGGAAGTTACCCTTACCTTTCACAGCTACATAACCCTTAGCTGAGTTAGTATCTCTCATTACAGCTAGTAGTGCTAGGTCTAAGGTGCTTTGTGCTTGAGCATCTGAGTCGGTGGTGTACGCTATTCTGTACAGCATCGAGTCCCCGTCTATAAAACACTTGTCAAACTCAAACTTCTCTTCGTGATCATCAGTGAACGTCAGCATAGCTGTCTCCTATTTGCCCATCACCATCCATACACATAACACCTACACTCTTAGGTGCTTCTCTGAAAGCTTCAACACAGATTTCTTTAACTGCTTCTGCATCGCTCTCTTTAGCTACGAATGCAACCTCGTCATGATAGAACAAGACTGGGTAAGCATCGAGGTTAAGTTCTTTAATCTTCTTGTACGCATACACAAGTGCAGCCTTACAAGTAATACCTTCTAGAGTTTGCAGTAAGTAGTTAAGTGTCTGGTGCTCGGAAGCTACCATAACCCTACGACCATCAGCCCCCATGATAAAGCCCTGACCTGTCTTCATCATAGACATTCTGAACTCATCTTCCAAAGTATCCTTAAGAACCTTAAGCCCCGGCAAGGTAGCCTTAAAGGTAGCATCAGCTTCTTTACCAATCTTAGCAGACTTCTTCCCAGAGATAGCTTCCCCTAGCTTAGCAGGGCCAGCCCCGAATAGGTAGGCATAGATGAATGTCTTAGCCTGTGGTCTGCTGATACCTAAGATGTCAGCATTGCGCTGATGAACATCACCGTTAATAACTTCATTGGTAAACTTATCGTCACCGATGTAGTGACATAGACCTCTGAACTGATTACCTGCAGAGTCAGCACCAACAACCTTACTTCCTTTCTCACATGTCAGTAGGCTACGCATCTCTTTACCATAGGGTGCATAGACCCCCGGTATGTTTACGATAGTCCTATGTCTACATCTGAAAGAGGGAGTGCCAATGGTAAACATACTGCCATGCAACCTACCATCATTGAACTTCTCTTCGTCATTGACTGAAGCTATCCACCCTTCAACAGTAGCTAACCTATTGCGTAGCATGTAGTAGTCACTGATGTGTGTACCTATCTCACCCAAGGGTTTCAAGGAACTATCAGTAAGCTTAGGGCTTTGCTTTATCCATGTACCGTTGATCTTCTTAACAGTCCAGTCATCAGGCTTCCATCCTTTATCTAGTAAGAACTTCTTAACCTCATCCATCTGACCAAGCTTAACTTCCTTAAACTCTACACGAGTATAGGGGCCTGCAATGTTACCATCAGATGCCTTGATGTCCTCAGCTAATTCGAACCAATCAACTACACGTTTGTAGTAAGACCCATCCTTCTTAATTATCTGATCGACCTCACGGTTACCACGCATGACAGCTACAGTACCAAGCTGAGGGTTGAGCACATCTTCAATGTGTTCCATACGATCTAGTATCTCTTCGTATAAACTCTCAGCCTTACGCATGTTAAACTTCCATCCGTTCTCAGTGATCTCTGCATTCACTAATGCAAAATCATGCTCTAGTTCAAGAGCCTGTAGGAACATAGGGTTCTGCTTCATTAAGATAGAAGCTTCCTTAGATACACGTTGGTATACCTTAAGGTTAAGCTCAACATCCCGTATGCAGTACGTTAGCATCTCATCACTGTAACAAGACCAGTCCTCATGATCACCCTTAGGGTACTCAAAGAAACCACCCCATCCCTTAAGACCATGCAGGTGACCACGTTGGTACTTGCATAGTTGAGACATAAGGAATGTATCCCAGATCTTAGTGCTATCAGAGGGTACCCACCCTAGTAGTCTCTTCATTACAGGTAAGTCAAACCCAATAACGTTGTGACCTGATATGATCTTAGCATTACTAAGCCTATCAAGACCTTCAGTTAGCGAGGGTAGCTTATCATTGTAGTCAGAGTAGGAGTAGACTTCCTCTGTTGTTATGTCTTGCATGACTAGCATCCAGATCTTATCAGGGAATAGGCCATTGGTTTCTATGTCAAATATATACTTACTCATCTTGTATCCTCTGCGAGAAGTTTAATGACTATACTCAGGTCGTTATGTTAGATTAGAAAGTTACTTCACAAGCTCCACCTGCACAAGCAGCTTCACCACTGAGGTCTGTCTTGTCTTCTACTTCTTTCACTTGAGTTAGATCGATACCTGTAAGTGCAGACTCCATGATACGGTAACGCTCTTCGGAGATGTCTTCGAAGGGTGCTTGCACATAGGTGCCACCGTTGTATGGTAGTACTGCGATACCATTAAAGGTGTATCGGTTCTTCCACATCCACTCACCAGCCAGCTCCCACTCATCATCCTTAACAGAGATAGTACATGATACATTGTGAGAGTTCTGACCTTCGATGTGACCCGGAGCTACCCATTCTACATTGTACTTACGTACTCTGTCAAGCAATTCAACTGGACTCTCTGTCCTTAGGATAGAGTTAGGGGGTGCTGCCTGTGGTATCTCAATCACTGCTTGTTCTTGTGGATTAAAGTATTCGTCTTCCACCAACGCAGGGTGGTTCTCAGCAAAGTACTGATAGAGTGCTTCGTTCTTACCAACCCGTTGCCTACGGATATAGTAATCGTTATGCCAAGCATGAATACCACTACTGCTACCGAGCACACAAGAACTAGTGCCACTAGGCTTAACCGTGGTACATCTCGCAGCTGAATTAATTCCCAACAGCTTAGCCACTCTTTTGTTTTCGTTAACAACTTCAAGTGCCGCTTCCTCTAAGTTAAACTTAAGTACAGCACCAGACCCAATGCCTGTTTGGCCTACACCAATGAGTGCATCTCGTTGACAAGTCTCTTGCCATTCAGGTCGTAGGTAATGGAAGTCTGTGTACCCTGCTTGCAACGTACCAATTAGAGAAGCTGCTCGTGCTCTACTGTTCAAGTCTTCTTGTGATGTAACATTAGAAGCATTGAGTTCAGTGAGGTTACACATTTGGTATGGACGTAAGCCAATCTCACAGCAAGGGTTAGTGCCCCAGTCTTTATCATTAGTAAAGTAAATCCCTGGCTCACCTGAACCTGATAGCTCTACACGTTTCCATAGCTTCTCGAAAGCTTCCTTAGTAATCTTATGTCTAAGCATTACTGCTGAGTTGTTAGACCTAGCACGTTGAGGGTTCTCTTCCCACCAGTTACCAGCTTTACAAGCAAGCATGTCTGCGTCATCCATAGAGAACAAGGAGATCATAGCTGCCCTACGTATACCACCTGTAAGCACAGCATCAGCGATGAAGCACATCATGTCATGGACTTCTAGTGTAGTAAGATTACGACCAATAGCCTCATCAAGTGTAGACCTTAGCTTGTGTATGCAATCCTTAAGAGGCTGAGGCCCCGGTGCTTTACCACCAGTAGTGATAAGCATAGCACCCTTAGGTCGGATGTCACGGTAGTCAAACTCTACATCCATAGTGCCGTTGAAGTAAGACTCACATAGAACCTTGACTGCATCAGCCCACCCTTCAATGTTATCTGACACAAGGAACCTACGCTTGCGTACCTTAGGCCCTGATACTTCAGGTAGTTTACGGGTGTGATGACGTTGCACTGAGTAACCCACACCAGTACCACCAAGTAGTAGGAACATAGTCTCTGCGAAAGCTTCTGTACTTTCTACTGGTAGGTAGGCACAGTTATAGATTCGGTTAGGTGCCAGCTCGATAGGTGCGCCACCAAATTGCAAGGCTCTCATAGAAGGTAGTACTTTCTTATCATAGACAAACTTATATGCAGACTCAATTTCGTCTACCATAGTAGGGTACTTACGCATATGCATTTCTTTGTTACGTGTTACTAGCTCATCCCAAGTTTCCCTACGCTCCAACTCAGGTACGTACTTTGCATACTTGCTGAAGACAGTTATGTCTGATAGGATTTTGTTAGATGTGTTCATTCTCTTCCCTTCTTTAGATATGTTCTTATACGATTAAGAGCACCGAAGTCATCCTTCAGTCCACCTAATGTTCTATTGCATGAGTGGCATAGCCACCCTCTAAACTTACTGGTCAAGTGATCATGATCCAAAGCCCAAGGGGATTTGTTTACACCACCACAACCTGCAGCTTCCTCTTCGTTTCTTAAACAGATAGGACACTCGTAGTCATCAGGAGGCGTACCCATTTCTTTATGAAGTGCATCTCTTACCTTAGACACAGACCTTACGCACAGCCTACAAGATGTCTTACGATATCCTCTACCGCTTTCCATAGAGAACTCAGTCTCATCTTTCTTAACTCTGCACTTAGTACATGTCTTATATTCTACGTCTACTAGAACAGCATCATCCTTAGCTACAAAGTTTATGTAGCCTGCAGGTTCCTTAGACATATATTCATTAGACTCTACAGATACTAAGGGTACTGTCTGTCCAACAAGAGAACTGTACCACTTGTGACCATCATTACATTTAATTATCTTTATCTTCTGCATCTTTATCCTCACCTTTTAGGAGCCCGAAGGGCTCTACTGCTTCCTCAGGTTTGTCTTTCTTACCGAAGATAGCATCCCATGATTTAGAGTACGCTTCTTTTTCTTTCATAGGCCGTGGCCTTGAACCCTTGCCGGACATGGCTACTCCTTTTTATCTAACATGTTTTCTATTAGTGTTGCGTAACCGGAGATGTCATGCCAACTATCAGCGTAGTTAGGATCACCATTAATAATACGGGCAACCTTGTGCTGTATCATTTCAATTGATTCTTGCTGAGCTTCATTGAGATTGCACCAACCAGAGTGCCCTCTCATTGCATGCTTTAATCTTTGACACAGTTCACTCTGGGTTTCAAAGGATCCGTACCTGTTACCACGTTGTATCAGTGTGCTTTGTGTATCAGTGGGTTGCATTCTTAGCCTTCTCCTCTAATGATTGGATACAATCTAACGCATAAGCAGATAGTTGAAACGCTTTACTATCCTCCTCTGCAAGATGAAGACCATCAGACTCTATACTAACAGAGACTGACTCTTTATCTTCTGAATCATTTAACCTTATAATATAGTTAGCCATTACTTTTCTTCTCCGAGATACTCTTCTGTGTATACGTTACCCCAAGTGATCACCATACAAGGTAACATTATAACTATCCCTTCGAAAGGCATAGCGGTTACCTCTTGTTTCTCCTCGTTGAATACCCACACAGGTCTGCTGTCACAGAATTCAATGTCAATACCAGTGCCTGATCTAAACTCACAGGTAATTAATTTATTAAATAGTTTAATGCTCATACGTTTGTGTCCTCACAAAGGTTTGTCTAAAAATGCATGTAAGCAGGTGTCGGTTGCCGAAAAATGCATGTAGTCAGGTGTCGGTGTTGCAATAAAAAGAGGGGCTCTAGGCCCCTGCTTCGTTACTGCTACCACTTATCCTATCCATCTCTGCCTTCAGTTCTTCATCTGTTAAGTCAGTGTAATCAAAGTTAGTGTTGATTGTTTCTGATCGTTGAAGTTTAGGTTGCTCATACTCAGCTACTATAGATGCTAACCTTGAAGCCTCAACCATATCATCAGCACCAATTGCTTTGATCATAGCTAGTTTCATAACAGTTAAACCTTTAGGGATTGAATCCATTAGGCTATCAGATAGGTTGTTAACTAATTTAAGAACATCTTTCATTTGTTCTTTCATTAGATCATTCTTTAACCTAGCTTCATCAGCTTTCTTACACATCATTTCCATGTGTTGCTTATCATGTCTTGGTTTAAGATTAGCTAATGAGTTAGGGTGTATCTTCTTCTTGCCATCGTTTACATCTTCTTGAGTAAAGACTTTCTCTTCAGTAGACATTGTATCCTCCTTCTAGGGTGCCCTCTATAAGGTACTTAATTGCCTAGAATCCTACACAACACCTCTCAGTTACGTTGTAAGACAGATAAAAGAAACCCCTCCCAACCTATTACTAAGTTGAGAAGGGCTCTTAGGCTCTAATCTATGGCGTTCTACCTACGTTTATCACGTAGATCTAGTAGCATTAACACACCAAAGAATAGTGTTATAAGAATTATCATATAGTCCTTGATAATCTTATCCCAGTTTGGGTACTTAGTTTAAGACATGAGGCATAAACTATTAGTACTTAGAACTGAGTGTCATCTGCTTCTGAATCATCAATATCAAAGTCAACTGAACCAGTGTACTCGATTAGGTCAGTGATCTGGATTGCAGTTAGGATAGTAGATATACCCTGACGACCAGCTACATCGTATTCTCTACGATATACTTTAACATTACCTTTAGATCCATTGCCAATCTTAATCTTAGCGTCAATCTTTTGCTTCTTACCATCGACTAGCTGGACAGGGTCGTTAGCTTCCCCATCTTTACGTACAGCTTTACGTTTCAGGTTGATAGCAACTCGACTTGGATCATCTTTGACTGGCTTAACGTTACCAAATCCACTAAGTTCTTCGCTTCTATCTGCGGATACTACTAGTTGACACTCCCATTGTAAGGTTCCAAACGGATCAGTGGGGCTATCAGGATCTACTTTGACATAGTTAAGAGTTACATCACGGATGATTGAAGTTCCAAGAATTGCGGTCATATTTTATTACCTTATGTAGAATTAAATAGTTTGAATTCTCTTGACTTAGGTTGCTATTGCTTTAGATTAAATCTTTAAGTCTTACTTCTTTATGTTCATTCCAGTTGCCAGACTCAATGGTCGGGCACTTATCGTACCTATCATCGTCTAGTGTGTAGATGTATGTGGTACCTAAGGCTGTCTCAATGAGTTCTCTTTCGTAGAAGTTACTCTCACCCTCACCACGGTACCCCTCTAATCTATCCAAGCGAGAGAGGGTTGCATCGTCTATCTCGTACACCTCTACGAGAACTCTTTTATTACCTGATCGGATACCGGGGAACCCACCTAAGGAAAACATTTGATAGTTAGGCGCAGTGAATACAGTACCTACCATTTTAGAGTTAGATAACAGTACGTTGTTACCATTACCCTTACGTAGTGTACCGTATACTGCTACCTTATACAAATCATTTAACATATTAACCCTCCACTAAATGTATTTGACTACTAGGTAGGTCTAGTTCTATGTGGCATCGTAAGGTATCATCTGACCTAGGGGAGAATAGCACACGACATGTGTCCTCTTGTACTTTCCAATCGTACAGTATAAAGTCACACATAAGGCCTGATAGCTCTGATATTGTATGGTAATTGTTAGCTCCATTCTCAGTACCACCTTCTAAAACATAATCAACTATATAACTTTTAATGACATCAGATAATATTACTGAGTCTCCAATAGAGTTATAGGTTATCCTTTCATTAGGGGCTGAGCTTGTTAGTAACTGTGAAGTTCTACGAAGGAAAGTTTTCTTAGCTTCTACCTCATTAAACATGGTGTTAAGGTCTTCAAGCGTCTCTTCAAAGTTATCGATAGGTAAACTTTGACTCCATTTTATTTGAGCTTTATTGGTTAACATAGACTCTAAGGCTCTCTTGTACCGCTCGATACCCTTAATGCTTGTTAACCCACACGCAGTGTTGACTTCTATTACAGTAGCTTTACCACGTCTTTCATTCCATATAACATCTACAGCTCCGAAGTCTAAGCCCAATGCAACAACAGCTTTAACAGCCTCAGATTCTACAAGAGGATTAGGGTTTAAGCCTTCAGTTACAAAGATGAATCCATTAGCAGTGTTACGTATTTGGTAGTCAACGATACGACTATCACTATATCTTGGGGCTTTACGTTGTAAGAAGATAGCCTCTTGGCCTACAACATGGACACGGTACTCGTCTCTCTTCTTCATATACTTAGTGTATAGAGGTGCTTTAGGTACAGCATCCTTAGCAAGTATACTTTCGTCATAGCTTATTAATTCAAGGCCATCACCAGAGTGACCTTGCATTACGTTACGTACAACTACATCGTTACCTTCAGTGTACCATCGTCTTGCAACACTGACCTTAGATGTCCAGTCTGGTATAGACACAGGGCTATCTTGATTAGCATCGTTGTACTGTTCGATAGCCTTAAAGAAATCTAACTTATGAGATGCTAATCTTACGTTCTCTGATACGTTGTACACTTTAACAGAGGGTAAGTGTGACAGGTTAGTTGTTGAGTTACCCCAGTTAATGATGCTAGTGTTAGGGTTATCAACTACCCTTGAGTTAGTTAGGTTCATTCTTTTACAACCCAGTTCATTAGCTATTACAACAGCAGATTTACTGGATGATTTGTATGGAAGTACTAATAGTTTACTCATCTAAATGCCCTTTGGTTTATGGTTGACGCTAGCGCAGCGTCTTTTGATAGTATTTTATCTACGATTTCAGGCCTACCTACGTTGTTAACATCACCCTCTATGATCTCTGCTAGCCAAGGTTCTCTTATGATAAGGATATCTTTTCCTTTATCATTAATAACAGATTGTACTATGCCTGTGTAGTACCCAGCAATAGAGTCATTGGGCTGTGCATAGCACTTGATAGTCATAGGTACTTTGCAAGTACTTACACCTAGTAGGGTACCCAAAGTTTTAGATGATACAACATCAGGTAACCCGTGTGTGTAGAACTCAACCTCGTCCCCTATCTTAAGGTTGTAAGACGATAGAGGGTTTGCTGTTTTATAACTTTTAATGTTCCATGATTGATACGAAGGGCTAGTTATTACTTTCTTAGGTGCTAACTTAACAGTTCTAATAGTGAGTTCTATATTAGTCTTAGACATATCGAAGGTAAGCAGTTCACCAGCCTTAACTTCTTTGATGTCATACTTGATACTGTTTCTAGTTAGAGCTGCCTCAAGCATGAATCTTTCAGAAGCATAATAGTAATTACTTTTCTCTTTATCTATAGCATACCACATAGGTCGCTCACTGTTGCGTACTATATAGAACTTAAGTTCATGGTCATTGTACCAAGTCAAAGCAAAGGCACCGTGAAGTTTACTTATAACCTCTTCAGGTTCTTTTGCTAACCCCATAGCCCATGCGATATTCTCACTGTCCACTTCAAAGTCTTTATGATCTGGTAGTGTAGTTTGATCAGTCAAGGTACCGTTGTGGCATAGGGTCACGTTACCATAGGTGAATGGGTGTGCGTTGTCATCATTGATACTACCTTGGGTTGCGTACCTGTTGTGACCCATCAAGAAGCTACCCGATATACTATTGATCAAGGTGTTTGCTGCATCTAACTGTAAGAAATCACTTGACATTAGTGCACGTTTGTACACACTTACTTCGTTATCTTTGTTGTCAGTAGCAACACCAGTACTATGAGGGCCTCTAAGGGCATCCATATATAACAGTTGCTTGAACACTTTGTTCGTTTGAAAAGTAAGACTGTTTGATACTACCCCTACTAGACCGCACATAATTTATCCTTTATCTTATCCAATTGGTTGCCACCTTGTAATGATTCTATTAGATTACGGTGGGTTGTGTTCATTTTAGTGTGGTGTATTATATCTTCAGCTACCCACACACCTTCATATATCTTATTACGTACACGATTAGCAGCTTTTATGTTAGGCACTAATAGTTTATCACCAAAGACTTCTCTAAGCATTGCGATGTGACCGCTAGTACTCAGTAGTTTAGGTAAGTCTGACAGGTTGTTGTCATACATTTGAACCCACATCTTTAGAGACAAGAGGTGGTTGATCCAATTGATAAGGGTACCGCTGTCACATGTACCACGGTGACCACGGAACTCTAAAGAACCAAAGTTAATGACAGACAACAGGTTTACACTAGAGTACTTAGTCCAGTTACGTGACGTTAAGAACTCAGGCCCGTTTTCTATTAGGTTTATTAGCTTAGACACTTGGTCTTGACCACGATACAGAGACAAGGAATAGATACTCTCATCCCTCTCTTGACCACAGACACTGAACAGGTAAGGTTCTACCATAGCATACAGTATCACTAGGTTTAGAAGTTCGTTCCAAGTCATATCTCTAACGTCTACGTGAACATGCACAGAGGTACGTGCTGAGAAGTTCTTTTGAGGTATAGATGTCAACACTTTGTCTAGTGCTACCAGTCTACGACATGCACCAGCACCGCCAATAGGCCCTTTGAATACAAACTCAACGCCATTCTCACGGAGAGATCCGTCAGTAGTGCAACGCCATCCGGGTACGCTTATCATTCTTTGCATCTGTTCTACTTCAACTTCGACACCTATCCTAGTGTTAGATAGTAGTGCACCTGTCTTAGTCTTATCATTTTTATAAGGTACTGCTTCGCTGTGCTGCCACAGTGATTGAATTGTGGAATCCATTTGGGACAACCCTCTTTAGTATAGGAATGATGTGGCTTACCTCTGGTACTATAGATATACTGTTGTCTTTTACGATACCAACAGCATGCTTCTTATAGTATAACAGTGGTGTCATTACACCAAATCGATTAGAGATACAAAAGTTAGATGAGATTGCTCTAGCTACACTACTGCCAGAGCTAACAGATTCTATGGCTTGCATGTAGGGTGTGTACTCAGGTCTATACAGTAGTTGTATGTCTTCTGAACTAAAGCTACTTGCTCTGTATCTTTCAGAAGTAAAGGATAACTCTTCAAGTATAGTAGAGTCAAAGACAGTGGTAGCTAGGTTAGATAGTCTTAACCCTTTCTTCCATTGACGTTGTGCTATCCTCTTGACAAAACACACATGATCTCTCACGTTAACCATACCTAACTCAGGCCATTGTAACTTGTACTTAACTTTAGGATCATCCTTACCTACAACAAAGACATCTTCATTGAATCTTTTAAAGCTTAGTATACATCCATTCATCTCTTGGTTGACGTTTATCAACTGAGCAGGGTAGTAGTCATCATCGTCTCTTGTTTTAATTTGAATGTAAGTGTCTAAGTAGGTACCGCTTACATCTCTAGCGTTAATATCTTTGAATGGATTGTTCATTAAGCAATCCTCTGTATACCTAGCTCATCTATTATTGCACGAGCAGATTGTTTGTCACTCTTATTAATAACTTTGTTAAGAGTTTTATTATCCACTAACTCTAGGAATTCAGGTAACATACCTAGATTACTAGTGGCCCATAGGGTAGTGTCGTACACCCAAGACATGAGATCATCAGAGCTTAACCAGAAATTACTGAGAGATCTATACTCGACACCGTAAGGTTTGTATCTCATTGACCCTGCTTTACCATACAACTTACGTCTCTGATTGTCAGGGTCTACCTCGATAGATGGTAAGCCTAGTACAAAGTCTAGCATCTTAACGAGAGCGATACTGTCTGCTTTGTTGGGGTCATCATAGCCTACATGTACGTGACCACCTGCAGTTCTTAAGTTAACCTTAGAGCCTTGAGGTCTTGGCATTTCACGTCCACTCCAAGCATTCCACTCAGCACTACAACCAAATTCCATAGCCATAGGGCCATAGCTTTCGAGCTCACCTTTGTCGAACATGTGACTAGCAATGATGACTGGTTGTAAGTCTTTGTTTTCTAAGATGTTTTTAAGAGATGACATAACAGAGTTCATATTGTAAAGGAACTCTATCTTATTACTGGCAGGGTTGATGTTAAATTCTGCTAGGACATTGTCTTCTTGAACACCACCGTCTGTTACTGGACGAGGGAAGTCTTTACTACCACCTACGTTACCTATAGCAGATGTTATGGTACCGGTATGATTCGCTACGAATACCTCAGGGTCTGCACCCACTGTTACGTTTTCCAATTTAGATTTATGTAGCATGTTAACTCCCTTAGGATTCAATTAACTTTATGAGTTGGGCTATTTGTTCCTTGTCCATTGCCAGATCATGTCGTCTTCTATAGTCTAGGTTACTATGCTTGCTTACATCTTCTAGCCCTAGTATATCCTTAGCTACACGGGCTTGAAGGTTACCTGTCCGGTATGATGAAGCGGGTTTCTTACAGAAGAACCTACCTAAAGCTTTGGGATCTGTAGTAGCGTACCGATTGTAGTGACTCTTATCTCTGAAGTAATCTTGTGTACCACCGAAGAGTTCTTTATCGTAGTCATCGCACAGTAATCTATTAAGCATTATCTTAGCACCGATTATGCTAAAGTACTGAGGGTATACGATAGTGTTCTCACAAGAATACAAAGGGGATATTGAATCTAAAGGTGAGCATTCAGGGTTAAAGCTTTCGGTGTCTATTATATCACTAGCTTGTTGGCTATTGATAGCGAAGGATGTTACTAGTGCTGTGTCAGGGTTAGTGTCATGTTGTTTCATCACCCTATCCCACACCCTTACGATGTTAGGCTGGTACTGCGGGGCTCTAAGGAGGAACAACGTGAGCATCATCCTGTCGGCTGGCATCTCGGTTGTAACCTTTAGACCAGACTTGTACCCCTCTGTTGTGCTGGGTATGTCATCCTTTATACTCTCGGTTATAAAAGGTAGGGTCATTAGATAATCCCACCACTTAGTAGCTAACTCCCATGACATTTCTTTTGTCATCTTGTAGCCTTCAAGGTTCATACAGTCTTCGTTAGAGTAGTACCTTTGAAAGAAAGGTAGGTACTTGATAGCGTTAACTCTATTGTGCCTACTCATCTGATCATTAGATAATACATGGTTGACTGGAGCGAAGCATGCTCTTGACACATACTTAAGTACAGTCATATTACTTAACGTTACTTCGAATGAAACTGCCATTACAATTCCTCTTGGTTTTATATGATAGGTTTGCACAGGTAAGAAGCAGAGAACACTTCGTCTTTATGGAGAGCAGGCCAAGGGCGTGTGTACTTACGTACCTTAGCTGATAGGTCTGAGTCCTCTATGGTACTTTTCTTCCTACATCTGCTGAACACCTGAGGTTTTGTTAGCCCTGTTATCATTGATAGTTGATTGACGGTGTACTCAGCGTCTGGTACTAATCTACTATGGGTTGTCTTGTTCACTATGAATATTGGTTTGCCTCTGACATAATCTTTTGGCATGTGATACCTCATTGCTTTTGCATGTAGTGTGTCGGTTGTAAGAAAAAAGGAAGCGAGGCTGCTTAGCGTCAGCCCCGCGTCCCCAAGGAAACTGTGGGAATTTGCATGTAGTGTTGTCGGTTACAACAAAAAAGCAGGTGCACCGAACTCAGTTAAGAGAACGATACACCTACAGGGGGAAAGCTAGAAGACTGCACCATTTGGTGCTACTGACTCCATCTCTATGTCCATCTCTAATAGAGCAGCAGTTAGTGCGTCTTGTTTAGACTTCTTAACATCGAAGCTCAGAGCACGAACAGCGGAGATACGAGCATTGGTACCAGCAACAAACTTGGTACCATCTTTACGGACACCTGCTGGGTAGTCACGCAGCTCGAAGAGAAGGTGAGCTTTAGCTCCATTCTCCAGATCATCTTCGATGTCGTTACCAGCAGCATCTTGAATAGATACAGGTGGCACATCGACATCCATATTGCCATACTTGGCATTGGTAGAGTACCAGTACCCGCCATCGTTAGCTTGCTTTAGTCCTATCTCAGCTAGACCGTCACCAGTTAGGTGGGCTCCGTACTGTAGACCAAACTTACCATTGTACGATCTGCGCAACTTACACGCAGAAATCGTGATGTTAGGTACAACTACACTTCGAATTTTAATCGAATCTTTCATACTATATTACTCCACTTGGTTATAATTACACTAGGTATATGCCCTTTAGGACACTTCAAGGAGCCCGAAGGGCTCTTAGATTTATAGAGTACCACTTACTATAGACATAGCTAATGATACAATAAACAGTACAGACATAGACATAAACACCCATGACATTATCAGGGCACGTCTATACTTAAACACTGCACGAGAATGCTCCATATCCAGAATCATTCGGATTGGTGTAGCCCCACGTTTCTTGAGACGGCACCAAACACTAACAGCCTCAAGGATACCAAAGATAGCAACGCTACCAAGGAGCCCAATGACTGACACAAACAAACCAAGACCCCAAGGGTCAGAAAGAACTTCGTACATTACACACACTCCATGCCCCCTAAGGGACTCTATTAAACAGGTGTACCTGCAGGGTATCCACAGGTACTGAAAGGGTCTTACGGGGTCTATAGGGTCTTAAGGGCTATGTTACCCTAGGGACTCCCCATGTCCTCCGTTACTAGCAGATATCTTCGGGATCTCTAGGGATCTCTATGATATACTACAAGGAGACCGAAGGGCTCTACAGGAACAGTGCAGGAACCTATCAGGGGGGTACAAAGCTATATTAGGGTACCGTATATCACAGGGTTATTCTATACACTCCCTAAAGACCCTTTAAGTCCCATTAACCCTTAAGCTCCATTATAGTACCTTATAGAGGGAAACCATTATAGTACCTTATAGAGAGAGAGAATACGTAGGAAGATCAGAGCTTACCCGACAGTATGCTTGGAGTAGTGTCCCGAAGACACTCACAGATACACTATAGCTTAGGGTACGGAGGGGGCCCTAAGCCTATAAGGGCCCTATGGGATCTTATAGAGAATATAGATATCTAGTGTAGAGAATAGATACCCCCCTCCCCTTAAGGGGCTATAGGGCATTCTCGACACGGCTAGGAACCTTAGAGGTAAAGCTATAGGATATATTCCTATGGTTCTTCTCTCTCTGGTAAACTTTAAGGTCTGGGAGGACTACAATGAATAACATGAGAAAGCTTGCGTTAGTTAAAGAATCTAAGAGACGTATAAAGCTAACAGAATACGAGAAGGACTTTCAGCTATTCTCTAAAGAACAGATAAAGATTTTGACTAAGGATTCTTCTTTAGGGTTTGTACCCTTTGAGTTCAATGAGGCCCAAAGAATAGTAGACGATAAGATTCGTAAGCAGCTAGAGGAAACAGGCCGTGTTAGGGCTATAATCCTTAAGGGCCGACAGATGGGCTTATCTACCTATGCTACTGGCAGGGTGTTCTGGAAGTCTTACTTCAATGCTCACAATAAATCAGTTGTTATGGCACATGACTCAGCCACATCTGATGCCCTCTTCAACATGTCACGTAATACTATTGCTAACATGCCTGATGAGTTTAGACCAGTCTTTAAGAAGTCCAATGCTAAAGAGATCCTGTTTGATCATAATGAATCAGGCTACAGGCTCTATACCGCAGGATCCCCTGAAGCTGGTCGAGGTACTACTCCAACCATTGCTCACCTCTCAGAGGTAGCCTTTTGGACTCATGATGAGAAGATCCTAGCTGGTCTCTTTCAGGGTATTTCAGAAGCGAATGGAACGGAAGTAATACTTGAGTCCACCGCTAATGGTGTTGGTAACGAATTCCATAGGTTATGGAAAGGTGCAGTAGAAGGTGAGAATGATTACCTTCCTATTTTTGTGCCATGGTACTTGATGCCGGAATACAGACGAACAGTCTTAGAGCCCGAAGCTTTCAAAGAAACCCTATCAAGTGAAGAAGATAAGATACAAGAGAGGCATGGTCTTGACTTAGAACAACTTTACTGGAGAAGGTTAAAGGTAGCTGAAGGAGGCCTTAGTAAGTTCCGACAAGAATACCCATTGACAGCAGAAGAAGCATTTCAAACTTCTGGTGCTAATGTGTTTAATATTGAAAAGTTACAATCCCTAATACCCTCACAAGTTATGAAGACTCAGACATTTAATTATGTATCTTCTTCCTTTGAGGACTTTAAAGATGGGGACATTGAAATATTCCAGTATCCTAAGTTTGATGATAACTTTGTAATAGGTGCTGACTGTGCATTAGGCGTGGGCCAAGACTACTCAGCCTGTGCAGTTATGAATACAAAGAATGAAGTTGTAGCTTTATATAGAAATAATAGAGTAGATCCTACCAGATATGGTGACTTACTATTCTATCTTGGAAGATATTACAACAATGCCTTACTGGCTGTTGAATCTAATTCCTTAGGCATAGCTACACTTAATCGTCTCAAGCAGATGAACTATGTGAACCTATACCATCAAACCAAAGTAGCTAACGTGTCTAATGAGGAAGGCAGCCGACTTGGTTGGCGTACAACGCAAGCTACTAAACCCATGATCGTGGCGCATCTTAAGAACGCAATTGAGAATGATGATATCAATCTTGCGTCCCCTCGGATTATTCAAGAGTGTTTGAGTTACGTGGCTGATGCGAATGGTCGTACCAACGCTATTACAGGTGGACATGATGATACTGTAATTGCAACAGCTATAGCCTTTGAAGTCCTAAGAACCCATAGAGATCGATTGGTCTCCAACAGGGTAGGCTTTCAAAATCAACAGTATGAGGAGGATCATACTAGTTGGCTGTAGTTGTACAAGTTTCCCCATTAGTCCTCCAACTGACGTTTCGGTTTAAGGTGACATACACGTCTCGGGAAAGAGAAGCTATAGGAACCCGTTTTTAATTAATTGATTGATTGATGGATTGTGCTAATCCACTTAAGAGGATACTGTAACATGAATGAGCCTGACGGTTATATGGAACAAGTAACAGATGAAGAGTTGATTACAATCATTAACTCAGAAGTAGCAGGCTCTCAAGGTAACTTCCTTGACTCCTCTGATCTATCAGACGAAAGAGAAAAGGCTACTTACGAATATGCGATGCAGCCTATTGGGCACTTAGCCCCACAGGGTGTATCTAAGATTGTATCCTCAGATACCGTAGAGGCTATCGAAGGGTACTCAGCAGTTCTTTCTGAATTGCTATTGAATAATAAAAAACTAGCAAAGTTTATACCATACTCACAAACTGCTATGGGTGTACACCAAGCAAGAGTAGCTTCTGATGTAACTAACTATTGTATCTTTAAGAAGAACAAAGGTTGGGAGCTTATTAATACTTGGATTAAGTCTGCTCTTCTATGGAAGAACGCAGCGGTTGTCTGGGAGTTTGTAGAAGACTACGAGTTTACTTTCCAAGAGTTTGATGAGATCACTACAGAATCCTTAGACATGTTATTGTCTGATCCTGAAGTAGAAGTGGTAGGTGACCTATACGTTAATACAGGTGGTGTGTACGAAAATGTTCGTGTTAAGCGTACTGTTAATAAGAGTGGAGTTAAGATTCGTAATATAGAACCTGAGTCTTTCCTTATTAGCCAAGGCGCTTCTTCTATAGATGATGCCTCCTTTGTTGGTCTACGCACAGAGATGACTCGCTCAGAGATACGTAAGCAGTACCCTGATCACTCTGAGAATATAGATTGGGATACTACTAATAGTACCTATACCTTTGCACAGGCTATTAATAACGAGAAGGCTGCACGAAGAACCTCAGTAGGCTTAAGCAATCATAGCTTTGGGCAGAACAGTAATAGTGAAGCTAACCAAGTTGTTTCTGTGTTAGAGTGTTGGATGCGGGTAGATCGTGACGGTGATGGTATCTCCGAGTTAAAGAGATTCATTACTATTAATGATAATATCTTATTCGAAGAAGATGTTGACTCTATCCAGATATGCGAGCTTAAGGCCTTTGATATCCCACACGAGTGGGCTGGACTGTCTATGGCTGACATGACTAGACCTTCTACTCTAGCATCTACAGCTATCTTGCGTGGCTTTGTTGAGAATACTTATTTAACTAACTACTCTCCTAAGCTAGCTGATCCTAACGTGGTAGACTTTTCTGCATTACAGAATATGAAACCAAAACAAATTGTACCTACCAACGGTAACCCTGCAATGGCTGTTCACAACATGCCACCAGAGGCTTTATCTTCGGGTACGGTACCTTTACTTGAGTTCCTGCAGCAGCACAAAGAGCAAGCCAATGGTTTGTCTAAGGCAGCACAAGGGCTTAATGATACTCTCTATGTGTCCGGTAACTCCGAACAGAAAGTATCGGCTGTTCAATCAGCAGCACAAACACGCATCCAGCATATCGCCAGAAGATTCATGGAAACAGGCTTAGCCGCTCTCTGTGAAGGTGTGTATAAGACGATGACTAAAGAAATGCGTGGGCAAAAGATGGGATACTATGATCGTAATGATTTTTACGGCACAGTTAACATTAGTGAACTACCTGACAATATGATGTTGCAAGTAGAAGCTGACGTTGGTGACGCTAGTAATAGTACTATCCTAAGTAAAATGTCAATGATTGGTGAGAAAGTTTTACCTGCTCTTATGGGAGCTGGGTACAAAGGGGCCATAAATCCCACAGCACCAGCAGTCATTGCCTTTAAAACCATTGAGGCACTAGGTGAAGATCCGTTAGACTACATAGTAGACTACACTTCCGATGAGTACAAAGATTCCGCAATGAAAGATAAAGAGAAGGAACAAGAACAAGCAGAGAAGGCAAAGAGTGTTGCTGATATTACTACGCAAACTAAAATTGCTCTTGATCAAGCTAATGTAGACTACACTAATGTGCAGTCCCAGAATGCTATTCAAGACAACCTTAAGCAGCTTGTTGTTGCTCTGGATAAATCATATCAAGAATGGGCAAAGTTAAGTTTATCTGCAGCTAAAGATGGTTCGGAGCAACCTATCCAACCTGACGTACAAGAGATGTACGGATTAGCTCAGTCTCTAATTCAGCAAACAATGACCCAGCCGAAGAGTAATCAAGAACCTAAGAAACCTGAACAGCCTCCTGTGCAACAAGAGATGCAAGGTCAAGGATTGACACCAGAAGCTATTCAATCTTTCTTAGGTCAAGGCGGTGGAGGTATGATGTAGGAGGTGATTTTCATCTACTGAGGGGCCCAGACGGGCCCTTCAACTTAAGACACTAACCCGAGGAGATATAGTGGATAAGTATAAACAAGGTGCTAAACGTAAGTTTAAACCTAAGATGGATCAACAGACAGGTGAGTATAAAGCTAACCCGTTTGGAGATTCTCAACAAGCATTAACCCGAGCAATATTTGCAAGAAAAGAAAGAGATGAGTTCTTTACTGAAGCTTACTCTGACATCGTTGTAGATTTGTTTACTCAATGGTTAGTCACAGAACCCCACTGCGTAAAAGAACGTGAGTACTTGTACCACGTAGCTATGGCATTAGGTTCCGTTAAAGAACGTCTTATTAACGTTGAAACCTACGGGTTTAACCAAGAGACGATAGACTACAATAAATCTCAAGAAGGAGATATCTGATGGATAACCCATTACTGGCTAGGGCAATCCTAGCTACAGAAGGCACTATCAAAGCTATGATAAAAGAACTAGCATCAGGCCCCGGCAAAGCCCGGTTCCATGCAGAAACTTTTGTACATGCTTGTAATGCTTTAGAAGAGTTAAAGAAACTTGAGAAAGAAACCCGAGCGCCTAAGAAGAAGGACGCGGTTAAATAGGACTAATACAGGATAACAATTTATGAGCAACGAAAACAATACAGCCTCTACCCGTTCGGATGACGCTGGTTTTTATGCTGGTCAAGATGGTCAGTCTATCGATGACATTCCAGTCCCTTTAGGGCCCATGGGCGCAGCACTTGGCCTTGAGCGCGAAGAGGAGGAGGAGTCTCTACCAAATGATGATGAATCTATACTTGACCCGGAAGATTCTGTGGATGATGAAATCCCCGATGACAACACAGATGAAGACGATACCGATGGCGATGAAGCAGACGCTGAAGAAGATGAAGAGTATGAGGATGAAGATGATTCTACCCAAGATGACGATTTACCTTCTGAAGATGATATTGACTGGGGCTATAAAATCCCTGTCAAAGTAGATGGAAAAGTTAAACACTTAACTCTTTCTGAACTCCGTAAAGGTTTTGCTACAGACCAACACTTGTCTAAGAAGGGTAGAGAAGTTAGTGATCTTGAGAAACAACTTAAGGAAGAATATTCCGAAAAGACTAATCAAGCTCTCGAACTTGGGACTGTTTTAAGTACGCAACTTCAACAACAAGAAGATTTGCTAGCTAAAAACTTCCATGACTTAGAAGCTAAAATTGCAAAAGCCCGTGAAGACGGTGATACGTATGAGCTAAATGAGCTCAAGGATAAACGAGAGACAGCACAGAAAGACTACTGGTCAGCACGTAATAAGCGTGAAGGTTTAGTAGGGGCTGTGCAAACCCAGCAACAAGAAATGTTCCAAGCACAAGTAGATGAGTTAATGGGTAAGTTTGAAGAGGATATTAAAACTGTCCTACCTGACTTCGACTCTGAAGCTGTGCGGAAGTTTGCTCTGGATGAAGGTGTACCTCAAGAGTTCCTTGATATCATTATGGATGCTAACGTTGTTAAGTTTGTAGATGATTATCGCAGACTTAAGCAGAAAACCTCAAGTGGTTCTGCTAAACGAAAGGCAGCCCCTAAAGCTAAAGGTATCCCAACTAAACGTAAGTCAACTGCAAGTCAACGTAAAGTCCGTGATCAATCTGCACTTAGAGATAATGTGCTGTCTGGTCAATCTGACGAAGCGTCTCAATTAGCATTCTTAAAGTCATTAAGCAAGTTCAGCTAACAAAAATAGATTTAATATAATATATAAGGAAATTTAATAATGGCTGCAACAAATTTTGTAACTACTGGTACTCTTTCTGAGAAGGAAGACCTAGGTAACTTCATCTCGATGATTTCTCGTGATGAGACTCCATTCATGTCTTCTATTGGCAAGACTTCAGCTAAAGCTATTTATCACGAGTGGCAGACTGATGAGCTAGTAGCACCCGCTTCTGGCGCTGTTGCTGAAGGTTCTACCTTTGCTACTATCGCAGGCGCTCAAGCTGCTGGTGGTGCTCGTACTCGTCTAGGTAACTACACTCAGATTAACTCTAAGACTGTTCAAGTTTCTGGCTCTAAGCGAGCTATTGATCAGGCTGGTGTTGCTGATGAATATGCTTACCAGTTGAAGAAGCGTGGTACTGAACTACGCCGTGACCTTGAGTTGGATCTGGTACACAGCTTCCACTCTAAAGATGGTTCTAGTTCTACTCGTAAGATGGGTGGCTATCAGGCATACATCAACTACACTGCTAACGTTGTAAACGCTGGTGAAACCGCAGCTTACACTGCTGTGTCTACTGGCGCTCAGGGTACTGGTACTGCTGGTACTATTGTACGTGGATCGACAGACTCTAACCTCAATGATATTGAGTTAAGCCACGTTGATGACATGATGCAAGCTATCTACGAGCAGGGTGGTAAGGCTACTACTCTTATGACTTCTCCGTTAAACAAGCGTACTTTCTCCTCTAAGGCTCACGCTACTGGTAACAACACTGTACGTAATGTTGATGACACTGGTAAGCTGCGTCAGAGCATTGAGCTGTTTGATAGTGATTTCGGTGAGATCCGTATTGTGCCTAACTACATTATGGGCCTAGCTCATAACACTGGTAGTGACGCTACTACTAACGCTGCTAACTACTGTGCATTAGTGTATGATCCCGCTATGTTTAAGATTGCTACTCTTCGTCCTCTTCAGGAAACTGAAGTCGGTCAGCAAGGTGATAGCACTGTTGGTCAGATCGTGGAAGAATGTACCCTTGCAGTAATGAACCCTAAGGGTTGTGGTTTGATTGTAGGTCTTGGTGGAAGTTAATCTCTAAGACTATTAGGGGCTCCTTAAAGGGGGCCCCTTCTTTTTACCTATTGGAGGCAAAATGAATAACAATAATATGAAAGTCGGTACTGAGTCAAGTAAGTTTGAAGTAGTACAAGACGTAGGTGAATACTTAAAGTTTGCCAAAGAGTCCCGTGAAACCCAAGGACGAGGTGACGCTTCGCACTATAGATCTTTTGCAATCATACCAGATATTGTTGCTATTGAGATTTTAACTAAGCATGGTTTAAACTTAAATGAATCAGAGTTTATGAGCAACAAGCAAGACGTTGCTAAACTAAAAAGAATTATAAAATCAGAGTACCCCGGTCTTTTAACATCTAGTGTATCAAGGGGTCGTGGTTAACAACAGGAGACAATAAATGTCAACTCCACTATACGATGCCTTAGTTGCAAAAGTTAGAACATGGGTAAACAGAGATTCTAATATTTTAACAGATGCTTTAATAGAAGACTTCATAGACTACTCAGCAGACCTATGCTACCGTAAGCTAAGAATACCACCCTTAGAGCACACCTTCAGCTATGGAGCTGTGGGAGCTAGCACTGTGGGTGAGACAGAATTAACAGTACCTTCAGACTTGTCAGAGATTATTCAGTTTAGAAAAGTAGATGCTGAAGGTAACAGCTTTGTATTTGATGAAAGAATATCATTACTAGCTATGCAAGATAAAGATTATCAGCATCAGCAAGAGTCTTATGCACGTAAGGGTTCAAACCTAGTGTTCTACCCTGCGGCAAAGCTTGGTGATGTGTACGAGCTGTACTACTACAGAAGGCTTAAGGATGCTAACGCTGTTTATGTTGTTAACCAAACAAACATAGATGCTGGTTTAGCTGAGTCTTCTACTCAAAGTGTTACAGGATCTGTAGAGTTCCCTGCTGGTAGTGGGAGCTATTACATAAGCAAAGAAGTACCTAACTGGTTAAGAGATAGTAATGAAAGAGCTTTACTATGGGGAGCTGTGGCTCATGCTTTCGACTACGTAGGTGAAGACGAAAGGGCTGCTAAGTTTAAAGATCAGCAACTAAAAGACATACAAGAGTTAAATGCTGAGGAAGTACAAAGAAAAACTAGAGGTGGTTCTTATGTCCAGACCTATTCTAACACTGCTCAATTTTAAGGAGATGGCTAATGGCTATTGAATATACACCCCTAGAGAGTTCTAACTTAGTAAACAATCCTTCAGAGGGTGGTAACTTTAGTGTAGGAAGCCCAGCAGAAATAGCAGATGCTTTATCTTTTGCATCAGAAGCTAAGAAAGCCCAAGTTGCTGCTGAGTTAGCAGAGGCTAATGCAGAAGGTTCCGCAAGTAATGCAGCTACCTCAGCTACTAATGCTTCTTCATCAGCTACTACTGCTTCTTCTGCTGTAACTAGTACAGCTACCTCAGCTACTAATGCTTCTAACTCGGCAACAACTGCTTCTACAGCAGCTACTAATGCCTCTAACTCAGAGACTGCTGCAAGTACTAGCGAAACCAATGCTGCTACTAGTGCTACTACAGCTACTACTAAAGCAAGCGAAGCTGCTACCTCAGCTACTAATGCTTCTACTAGTGAGACTAATGCTGCTACTAGTGCAACCACTGCAACTACTAAAGCAGGAGAGGCTTCTACTTCAGCTAGCAATGCAGCTACTTCAGCAACTAGTGCAGCTACTGCTAAGACTAATGCAGAGACTGCAGAAACTAACGCAGAGACTGCTGAAACTAATGCAGCAGCCAGTGCAACCACTGCTACTAATCAAGCTACTGCTGCAAATACTAGTGCAACCAATGCTGCTACTAGTGCTACTACAGCTACTACTAAAGCAAGCGAAGCTGCTACATCAGCTACTAATGCCTCTAACTCAGAGACTGCTGCAAGTACGTCAGCTACTAATGCCTCTAACTCAGAAACTGCTTCAGGTACTTCAGCTACTAACGCTGCTACTAGTGCATCTACAGCTACTACTAAAGCTAGTGAAGCTGTCACTTCAGCCAGTAATGCAGCTACGTCTGCCACTGCTGCTGCAACTGCAAAAACTAACGCAGAGACTGCTGAGACTAACGCAGAGACCGCAGAGACTAACGCTGCTGCTTCTGCAACTACTGCTACTAATCAAGCTACTGCTGCAGGGACTTCAGCTACTAACGCTGCTGCTAGTGCTACCACGGCTACTACTAAAGCTAGTGAAGCATCAACTAGTGCAACTAATGCAGAAACTGCTGAGACTGCTGCAGTTGCCGCTAAAGATGCTGCACTTGCAGCCTTTGATTCTTTTGACGATAGGTACTTGGGACAAAAGTCCAGTGACCCGGGAACAGACAACGATGGCGATGCTCTGGCTGCTGGCATGCTCTACTTCAACACGACTTCAGATGTAATGAAAGTATACGAAGGCTCTAATTGGGTTGCAGCTTATGCATCTGCTACTGGAAGCTTACTTGCTGCTAACAACCTAAGTGACCTTGCGAATGCTGGAAGTGCTAGGAGTAATTTAGGACTTGGCTCCGCAGCCACCTCAGCATCGTCAGCATTTGCCACGGCTTCTCAAGCTGACCAGACTGTTGGGCTAACAGGTGCGGGTGCCACTAGTATTTCTGGTACTTATCCGAACTTCACGATTACCAGTACAGACACAAATACAAACACGACATACAGTATCCAAGACGGTGAGCTGTCGCAGAATAACTTTACGAACGCTGATCACACCAAGCTAAATAACATTGAAACTAGTGCCGATGTAACTGATGCTACCAATGTAGGAGCCGCTGGCGCTTTGATGGACAGCGAAGTTACTAATCTCGCAGAAGTAAAAGCATTTGATTCTTCAGATTACGCTACTGCTGCCCAAGGCACTTTAGCGGCCAACGCTTTACCAAAAGCCGGTGGCACAGTCACAGGGGCTTTGGTTTTGAATAACACTGGTTCTGTGAAAGTTGCCGCAGGTACAACTGGTCAGCGCGAAGCCTCTCCAGCAGCAGGTATGTTCCGCTACAATACCACTGAAGGTAAGTTTGAAGGCTACTCAACGGAGTGGGGTGAGATAGGTGGTGGTGCTGCCGATCTCAAACTTAACAGCTTCACAGGTAATGGCTCAACTGTCGCTTATACGCTTTCCTCAAGTCCTGCTGAAGACAATACTCTTGTATACATAGACGGTGTCTATCAGAACAAGACTGGCTATGCCATTGTTGACAATGTTTTGACATTCTCTGCTGCACCTGACAGTGGTGCTGCGATTGAGATTACAGCGGCAACAATTGCGCCAGTAGAGGCAAGCACTGAGTTTAAACTAAGTCAGTTCACTGGTAACGGTTCAGCCACAGCATTTAGTTTATCTGAAGCCACACCAGAAAATAATACCAATGTTTATTGGGATGGTGTGTACCAAAGCAAAGCCAACTACTCTGTCTCAGGCACTACGCTTACCTTCAGCACAGCACCTCCTAATGGCGTAGCTGTAGAAGTTATGGCAGCACACGCTGTTGTGGTGTCTGTAAGCACACCAGATGATAACACTGTGTCAACAGTCAAGATCGTCAACAGCGCAGTTACAACAGCAAAGATAGCTGACGCTAATGTTACTACGGCTAAGATAACTGACGGAGCAATTACTTCTGCCAAGCTAGGCGCAGGTGTAGGTGGCGCATTCAATGACTTTGCTATCAAGACATCTGCGTACACCGCAGTTACTCGCGACCAGCTCATAGTCAACTCAAGCAGCACAGTGACAATTACTCTGCCTGCAAGCCCTAGTGCTGGCAACGTAGTCTTCATTAAAAACGCTGGCACAGGCACAGTCACAGTGGGTCGTAATGGCTCTAAGATTAATAGCACAACAGACGATGGTTCATTGGCGGCAGACGCTGGTGCGACCTTGGTATTTGTTGATGCGACTATTGGATGGAAGGAGCTATAAGATGGCTATAAGTTTAGGTGGAGGCGGCAGCGCCTCAGCAGTAAATGAAAAAAAAGAGTTCAACTCAGCGGAGAACCTTATCACTCTGGCTGATGGTCGTGTGTACTTGAAGGGCGGTGTTACGTCAACAGACACGTCTACTTACCCAGATGCCACATCACAGGTCGCATACTCTGGAACAAGTTTTTCTACGGCTACTCAAGATGTTAGTCCTAAAAAAATAATATGGGACGGTTCATATTTATGGCTTCTGGGTGGTCAGAATAGAAATGTATACAAATACAACGCTGCTGGCGTTTACCAGAATGTAAGCTGGTCAACAGGTTCTCAAGACACCAGTGCCTCTGGGATAACATGGGACGGAACTCACTTCTGGGTTACTGGGGATGCGAACAATGCTGTGTTCAAATATAACGCTTCAGGTGTTTATCAGAATGTAAGCTGGTCAACAGCTGCCCTAGAGCATAACCCTAGTGACATAACATGGGACGGAACCCACTTCTGGGTTGTTGGCTACCTAGGTGACCAAGTACACAAATTTAACGCTTCTGGCGTGTACCAAAACGTATCTTGGAGTGTGGCTGCTCAAGATGGTATTCCTGAAGGACTTACATGGGACGGTACGCATTTTTGGGTTGTCGGACAACAAAATGATACTGCTTATAAATACAACGCTGCTGGCGTTTATACAGGGGAAAGTTTTTCTATAAATGCACAAGATAGTGCGCCTGATGGAATTGGGTGGGACGGTACTTCTTTTTTGGTTTGCGGTAGTTCAAACGATACAGTATTCAAATACGAATACCAAATTGGCATTGGCTCGCAAGGCGGCACTGAGTACGGCAACCAAAACTATATGAGGATAAAATAATGGCTTTAATAATACAAGCAGACCATATATCGCCAACTTCAGCAGCAATCTTCTGGCGCAATGATGAACTCGCTCGGACAGACATAGCCGCTACAGTATCTGATTATCCTAATGCAGCAGCTATTATTACTTATCGTGCGGCATTACGTGACTGGCCTTCGACTGAAGACTTCCCAGATACAAGACCAGAGGTGGGCTAATGGCTTTAACAAAAGTAAAAGCAGGTGTAATTGCTGATGACAGCATTGGCTCCGCGCAAATAGCTGATGGTGCTGTAGGCACATCTGCTCTAGCCTCTACTATAGCCGCAGGTATTACCACAGTAGCCACAGCCTCATCTTTGACAGCGACAGTGAATACTCATGTCTACGTTAGCGCAGCAGGACAGACCATAACGCTCCCTGCTT